TAAAATCAACCTCTCATTCTGTTAATTCTATCTTGTATATCTTGAGGTGCTTCAATATAATTCTCTGCGTTTATATTTTGACCGATAAGGGCATTTTCTTTAGTTGGTAGTGTATTTATATCTCTTTGGAATTTTTGCTCGATTTGAGCCTTGTACGAATTTGCATTCGTCTTTTCGATAAGTGATTTGATATTGTCTGGCATACGATTTATTTCATTTGCACGCTTAACAATTGTTTCATAGGTTCTTAGAAAATTTGATTGTATTACTGTTTCTATCGTCTGATAGTCTGATGTAGCCCAGTTTTTAAGGTTGTCCGGCATACCAACCGCTTGTCTGACTAACGGCGGTAGTTTGTTAAATTCTTCAACCGCCCCATAAGTACCATTCCTTAAAGCCTTGCTAACCAATCCCCAAGCTGTCATTCCGTCAAGTTCCTGCGGTTGCGATACAAGTTGTATCTTAGCAGCTATTTCTCCTACGCTTGGTGCAAATCCGCTTGTATCAGATGTAACATACGCTTTTAAAGCTATTGATACCTGATTGTAGCTGTATTCATCTAACATCATCTGCCACACATCTACTGTCTCTGATAGGTTGTTAGGCTTGTAGTTAGGGTAGCAATCACACATAATGCGGATAATTTTAACTGTTTCTTCTCTTGTCATTACTACCCCCTTTCAATTGATTAGAAATAGTATCTAGTTTGTCACATATAATAGCACTGTTGACTGCTATTGTTCTTAAAAGCAATTCAGTTCTTCCGTTGTGCGGATAATCGTATCTGAAATTAATTTCATTAAGTGTATCATCTAATCTACTCATTCTTGCCACCTGCCTTTACAATATCAATTGCAACATCAATAGCCCTAACATATCCTTTCACTTCATCAAACTGACAGATATTTTCTTTTGTGCACCTTTGCTTTTCTTTATTTGCTAATTTTAATTCTTTTCTCAATCTCTTCACAACCTTATCTACATCATAGGCAGTTGGCTGTGCGTCAATAAAATCAAGTATTGATTTCATCTGACTTTTGTTGTACTTTTGCCCTTCAAAATTCAGATTGTCTGCATCAATCAATCTCATTCTTTACGCTCCTTTACACTTTACTCCAATCAATTCCATTGCCAAATCCCTGCCTATCTTGCTTACTGTCGCTTTTTAACTCAAACAGTCCTTGCCAACAATGGTCTACGGATTGATTAAGAATTTTAACTGCCAAATCATTGTCTCCGCCTGATAGCTTTTCAAGAGTATTCATAGCCCTATGAAATGCCTTGTCGGTGCATAGAGGCTTCTTAATTCTCTTACGCATTGTCACATATTCGTTAAATGCTTCATCAAGCAATTTATCATTGGGATAATAGCTTTTCTTTTTGGATATTGATTTATCAATATCTTTTTCTATATTCTTGTCTTTTTTAATTTCTTCCGTTCTTTCATTCTTACTTTCTTTTAATATAGAGTTTGTTAATAGAATGTTATCTGTTTGTTGATTGTTTGTTAAGTTGCTTGTTATTTGTTTGTTATCTTGCTTGTTATCCGTTTGATACAAATTGTAGTTAACAACAGTAAATATCGTGAATTTGTTTGTTGCTTTGCTTGTTATTTCGCCTGTTAATTGTAAGTGTTTTAGTGAGGTACGAATTTCCATTACAGACAAATTAGTTTCTTTTGATAATTCAGATATTGAAGAGGGGAAAGACCCTCTTTCAATTATCTTGCCTTTATAATTTCCATCTTTCCAATAGGCACTTATCAACATATACATAAAAAGTCTGAATGTATTAATATCGCTCCACCATTCCCACTTTAAAATCTTTCTGTCAATTTTAATAAAATTGCCTGTCATAATTACCTCTTCAAGTTCTGTCACATTGTTACTTTACTAAATCGTTAATATTAACCCTAAATCCGTCAAACTCCTTGCCTTTGCTTCTAACATAGGCAGACGTATCAAAGAACATCAAGTTGCCCTCTCTGTCCGTTGCCATACTTACACCATTTCTTGTAAGACTGCCTTTGAGTAGGTCAAGTAAAATCTGTATTTCTTGCTTTGTTTCGTCTTTCATACTGTATCTCCTATAAAATCACTTATATTCATTTGGCTGTCCTTTCCAAATACAAGCATTTCATTCTTTGCACGCTCGTAAAAGTTTCTGTCAATCTCGAATCCGTATGCACTTCTGCCAAGCTCTGCGGCGGCTCTTAACGTGCTACCGCTACCGCAACAAGGGTCAATAACAACGTCTCCCTCGTCTGTAAAAATCTCAATCAGTTTCTTTAATACCGACACAGGCTTTTGCGCTGGGTGGATTTTAGGAATATCTTTACTATCTTTATCCCAAGTAAACCAGTTAAATACCATGTGTCCTGTACCTCTGATATTCTTTCCGTTTTCATCAATCTGCAAGCCGTTTCTGAATTTCGACAACTTATTTCGGTACAATACAAGCGCATATTCCGTAGCACCTACGATACGCATATTAGCTTTAAGTACCTGTGGACTGTAATTTTTACAGAATACAAGCGGTATGTAATTAACAAATCCGTGTTTCTTCGCCGCCACAATAAGTGTCTGCAACTGTTCAAATGCACAAAATACAATCATACAAGGACTGTCACTACTTCTGCCCCTAGCAACATTCTTTTTATCCTCTTTCTTCAACATCTTTGAACAGAAATGGAAGTATTCATAAAGATTAAAGTTAAAGTCAGAGTTAAATGCCGCCTTTTTAGCAAGCTTGCTTTCTCCATTCTTATTGTCGCCGCCGTTGTACCACATAGGGTTACTACCATAAAAGTTAGTGCCTACATTGTATGGTACATCAGCAATAATAAGCTGTGCTGGCGGTATTGCATATTTCTTGTAATTCTGCATAGAATCACGATATATTTCACATTTAATCTTCTTTTTATACATTCTAAATCTACCAAAAGGAAACCCAGGTTTTATGTGCGCACAACCTATTCCTTTCTTTGATTTTTAGTTATTGTTATATCTTTTTCTTAATGTGTTCTGCACCTTATTCATCCCCTTAATGCCGCCGACAATAAAAGCTATTTCTGCTCTATTTTCTGTCGCTTTTGTTTCTGCATCCATATCGTGCAGTCCGTATTCGGTCTGAATAATTTCATTTGCAGTAATTCTTTTCAAAATTTCTTCACATTTCTTTTTACTTAAAATCTTCATTCTAAATCACCTACTTTCTTTTTTCTTAAAATCCTCGCAAGGAACATCAAGTAAGCATCTGCATCGCTCGACTTCTGTGCAATTCCAATACGTCTTGTATCTGTAAGAGTTTGCACAATTAAAGCAGAAGTCACTTCCACTATTCATTTTGCAACTTGTCTTTTTATCTTCTAGCTTTTTCCCGAGGCTTTCATTTATTCTTTTGAGTTCATCGACCTTTTTCTGCAATTCCTCAAAATCTTCAATGAGTTTATTATATTTCTTCTTACTTAAAATCTTCATTCTACTTCGTTCCTTTCAGCTTTTTTGCCAGCATTTTAAGTTCTAAATCATCACAATTTACTTTCATATAGCGTGTATGTCTTCGCTTTTTAAGTTCTTCAACGCAATCATCAATAGCCTTGTTGTAGCCCAACTTAAACATATTTACATCTTCGATAGTGAGATTTTCAAATGAATCAACCATTGTCTTAGTGACTACGTTCACGAGCTTCTTGACATAATCCTGAACTTCAATATCAATAGTTTCAATCTTCATCATTGCCACCCACTTTCTTAAAAGGAACACCTCTGAAATGCTCATCAAGGTCTAATTCTGTTCTGTCAATATTTCCATTCAGCTTGTTTTGACAATGACATAATAATGTTTCAAGGTCGCAAATTCTTCCTGCCCTATATTCATCTCTTATGAAGTCAAGAACTCTGTTCACACTTTCTATTCTGTATATTGCTATGAGTTCTGCGTAATTATTAAAGTGTTTATTGGCAAGTTCTTTATATTCTTCGCCCTTTTTATACTCATCATTCGCTTTAGATAAATATTCTTCTGCACTCGTCATTCGCTTTCACCCACTTTCAATAAATCCTTACTCTCTGTATTTGAATTATTAACCTTATGCACACATTCCTCACAAAGCTCGCTGTTTTCGTAGTAACAATGATTGCAACCGCCAAAACCACTTCCACAATAATCTTCACAAGTTGAAGTTCTTACTCCGTATTTTTCCTCTTCGACAATTAAGGGGCAGTGTCCGCTTATGCAGGTGTAATTTGTGTAATAGTCATTCATTACTATTGCCCTCCTGTAATAATTCCTTAAACTTCTCATACTGCTTCTGCGACACCTTATTGTTAGCCTTATCCGCTCTCAATTCTATTTTAAGGTGCTTTTCGGCTATGTTGGATAATTCCCTTGCAAGGTTCTTTCTGCCCTGCTGTATGCCCTGTAAATATCCTTTAGGTGCTTTTCTTTCGCCTATTGAACCACTATCACGATTTCCACCCTGCCCGCCAATACTAACATTCCTAAGCTGATAACCATTGTCGGCATACAGTTTGATGTAATACTTCTCTTTTTCGTCAAGCTGGCTCTCGGGAAAATTCAGAAATTCAACTCGCCAGCCATACGGATTATCCTCTGAATATAGCTTATGTTTGCGTAAGCTCAAATCTATGTGCTGTTCATAGCCTACAAGGTGGCTTGCTAACCTTTGCAACACCGACTTAGCCTGTCCGACATAAGCAAACTTAAAGCCGTTTTCATCTTCTCGGAGTAAGAAGTATATTCCGCTCCTGTCATTCAGCTTTGGATTTATCTTTAGAAGTCGCTTTCGGTTCTCTGATTCTATGGCTTTTGCTTGTCTTAACTTTTTGTAATCCGTCTTTAATCACTCCTTTAAATTTAAATAGCACATAATCCCACAATCTGTAGATATTTCATCTTCCATTTTTCCTCTGTTTGGATCTAATTCATCTAAGAACACGCCGTTTAAGCAGCTATGACCTATTTCCCTTTCTAGTTTTGCCCTGCTTTCAAATACTTTGGGAAAGTCTTTACGAATTTTATTCCAGTAACCCATGCCACCTTTAACACAACCGATACAATTATTATTAGAATATCCCAAGTCATACATAGCCGGTCTTTTCAAACCCAATCTATTAGCTATTGCATGGCAATCTTGTTTAGATAATTGTGAGTCAATTAAAGTAAATTCATGCTTAAATTCTGGAAAGTTCTTTACAAGTCCATCTGCTCGTCTTTGTTCTGAATTATCCATACCCCAAACATATATCAAACCATAGTCAAGATGTTCATTTCCCACTTCTTTCTAACAGCTTTCTTTAACATTCCTGTACAAGCTGCCCCATGTGTACCATTTACATATCTGTACTTCCTAACCACATCTTCGACGCAATTAAACCTGTCAGATTTAAGAATCGTTACTTTCTTACCTATTATTTTTTCGCAATCCCTTATAAATCGCATACTATCGGGGTGCTGGTCCTTTATATCAATATATATCCATTCATCAATCGGAGTTCTCCTGTATTCCTTTCCTTCTTCATTTGTGAATATGGCTGTATCGTTCAAATATCCTGCAATAAAGCTTGAAACTCCTGCAGATAACCGACACACCTTATAATCTTTTTTCATAACACCACGCTACAAATCCTGTGCTTAGCAACCTCGGTTTGCCGAGGATTTGTTATTCCTTTCTTAAATAAACATAATTATCACTCATTGCTGTATTCCTTATTCTAATTAAATGGTAGCCCCTCGTCAGCTACACCATCTGGAATAGCCATAAAGCTGTCATTACTGCTGTTACCGCCCATAATTCCATTATTGTTGCTCTGCTGATTAGTACGGCTTTCGCAGAACTCGTGTCTTTCAATAACGCAATCATTTGTGTAAACTTTCTGTCCATCCTTGTTGGTATAGTTGCCTGTCTGCCATCTGCCCTCAACGATAATCTTAGTTCCCTGGTGCAAATATTTCTCTGCAAACTCTCCGTTCTTGCCAAATGCAATACAGTTAATAAAGTCTGCTGCCTGTTCGCCCTCTTTTTTAAAAGCTCTGTCAACAGCTAATGTGTATCTTGCAACTGCCATACTTCCGTTTGCTGTCTGCGAATATCTAACCTCTGGGTCCCTTGTCAATCTTCCACATAAAATTACACGATTCATTACTTTTCCTCACTTTCTACCTTTTCAAATCTATATTTCTGCGTTGCGTTCGGGTATTTTCCCTTGTCAACTTTACTCATAAACATTTCAAGCGGTCTGTTCCAGATATGTCCCTCATATTCATACACAACTGTCAGTTCTTCTGTTTCAGTATGTCTTGATACGCCTATTACTGTTACGATTTTACCTAGCTTGAAATGCTTATATTTCTCACCTTTCTTAGGTAAAGGTCTGTCAAATTCTGTGCTGATGTTATCTTTCTTGAAATGCCTTGCGAGTAATGCAAGGTCACAATTTGGTTTGTCTTCGCCGTCAAGGTCAAAATCTTCTGACTGTTCAATATGTAACTGTTGCCAATTTTCGGCATATCCTACATCGTTTATATCATCATATATATCCTCAAGTGAAATATTTTCACGATTGGAAACTAAATAGCCACTAAATCTAAATATTCTCGCCATATTATTCCTCGCTTTCTTCTGACCAGTCTAATTTCTGACCACAATTATCACAATATTTCTGCTTATCAGCTAATCCATTACCATTACAACAAGGGCATAAAGTAAACTCCTTATCTTCTGTAAAATCGGGTTTCTTCGGTATCTGCTTTTCAAGTGCTTTTTCCGCTAATGCGATAGCTTCATAATTATCTTCCGCAAACTTAATTTCATTTTGCTTATCTTCTAATTCCATAAACAATCTAAGATTTTTTAATCCGTCTATTGCTTTACTAGGCTTCATCTTTTATCTCACTTCCTCTCTCTTATTCCACTTCTGATTGAAGCCATTCCATACAACTAGCTTCTCCCTCGTATTCTTCACCGAATGTGTTTTTAAATCCGACAAGAAATTCTGCTAACTCTTCATCAGACATATTCCTTATTCTGTCGGCATTGGTCTTTGGCTTGCTTTCCATTATGAATTTATGTATCAAAGCATAGTCTTTATCCATAATTGATAAATGCTCTTTGCTGTCGCCTTTTTGATAGATGATTACTGTATCTTTATCTTTTTTTGCTCTTAAAATTTCATATGGATTTTTAGATGTTGGCAAAATAATATATCCCCGTTTTTCAAGCCATCTTTCAAAATCTTTTAATTTGTTCATGTGTAATAATGCTCTAATTGCCATTTTCTTCACCTCTCAATTCTTTAAGTCCCTCTTCTGCTTCGGATTTTGTGAGGAATACTGTTTTCCCAATCATTGACAATAAGATTGTAAAATTTTTCTCACACTCTATGTAATCGCTTTCTGGTCCGGTCTCATCGTCAATCCATTCATGTAACCATTTTGCCTTAACAGCAATCTTCATCCAGTTTCTTTTTGCAAAGCGGAATGAAACAACTCGTGCCGGAAAATATAATGGAATCTTATTATCAATGTCCTCGTAACACTCCATATCCTCTATTGGGAGTATTGTGTTATCTACGTAAACCGTATCTCCTACCTTACAAGGCAGTTTCAGAAGTCTGCCCTGCTCTTCTAAGTCCTCATAATCTTTCAACTTAAAGTATGCTTTCAGCCAATATTCGGCATTATCATCTAGTGTTGGTATTTCTTTATCACTGTTTGTTAATCTCTCCATTTCCACTCCTTTCTACCACACAGGGTAATAATTTCCTTTATCATCCGCAATCCAATAGCCTGTACTCCAAGTATTAGTTAATGGGTCGTAGACTTTTCTGCCTTTAATCATCTAATCAACCTCCAAGGTTAGGCATTACGCATTCCCATACATAATCATCATATCCAGTTTCTTTATCCTCTTTTAAGTTGCCGTTTTCGATAAGGATATATCTGCTAAATTCCATACCTCTTTCAAATGCTTCTATTTTTATATCCACATTGTATGCTTTGGATAATTCAATGTATGGTTCACTTTCTACGTCCCAAGCTGCTCTAAACTCCACAGCAATACAGGCATTTCCATCTTTTCTTTTCCAGACATTTATGTCGTTTGGCTCAACAAAGTTTCTGCGAGTACCTTTTATATGTGCAGTCTTTTCGACATATATAGTTCCATCTTCTCTGTCTATCTTAATGGCTTCTTTGTCAAGTTCTTCTCGCATATCAAATTTTGGTTCTCTAATGATAACTGCGTTCCAAACTTGAAGATTGTCAGCCAGAAGATTAAATACATCTTCCTGTTTTCCTCTGATTTTTAACATTCCCTCGCACCAGTTCGGCATATCAATTCTCCTTTCTAAAACGGACACTCATTGGGATTTTTCAAATCCCAACTTTTCCCTGCAACCGCAACGTCCACATTCGCCCCATTTACGGCATTTTTCATCTTGGCGATAAAACTGTCCTTATCAGCATTTTCATTCGATAAATGGCACATTATGACATTCTGTAGGCTGTCTGAATCGTTAGCCTTAACAAAATCGCAAGCGGTATCAATGCTTAAGTGACCTCTGAAAACGTGATTAGCTTTCGGATTGTCGGTATCAACTAAATCTTTGTCATAGTTCACACCTAAGAGAATGTGGTTTATGTCCTTAAACTTCCACTTGACAACCTCACAATCGGTTATGTAAAGCATTCTTCCCATTTCCTTGTGAGTAATCAGAAAGCCGAATATCGGGCAAGTCGTTCCGTCTGCATTGGTGTGTGTCCACCTGCCATCTACTGTAGTTAGGTCAAAAGGTCTAATTGTAAAATCGTCAAAATACACCACATCAAGAAAAATATCAAGTGCCGGATTAAATACACGAATCCCCATATTTCTAATATCAGCTACCGACTTGCTATGGTCTTGATGCCGGTGGGTACATATCGCACCCACAACATCTTTGACATTCCAATTTAAGCCTTTCTTAATCTCCTTAATCGGTATTCCGCAATCAAGGATAATCGTTTCTCCACTGTTGGAAGTTAAGGTGTAGCAATTACCTGTACTTCCTGTTGCGATACATTTAAGCTTCATTCCTTAATTTCTCCGCATCTTCTCTTAACATTATTTTGAATTTTCCACCACACTCACAAACAGCTTTTGCGTCATAAACATTCCAATTTTCATTAGAACGTGATTCGTCTTTTTGCTGTGGCTTTCCGCACAATTCGCACGCAATTATTATTGGATTTTGTTTCATTCTTCCACCTCATCATCTTTCGGGAACTGGAAATAATTCTGTGTCATCTTATCAAATTCAGTTTTCGACAAACGGCTTACGAATGAAGCACCTTTTTCAGTATTTATTATGGTTTTAAGAAAAGCGACCTTTTCGTGCTGCTCTCTCAACATTTCCATAGCCTTTAAAGCTTTTTCTTTACTTGAATACTCTGCTAGCTTCGTGCCGTGTGGTGCAGATATGTTGTGGCAATAAATACAAGCATATTCCACATCTTTGCATTTTCCACTTGCTACGCTCAAAGAAAAGAAATTGTACGGAACATCTATTGTTCCATCTTGGTTAATTACTCTCATAAAACTCCTTTCTGACATCAGCCACCCTGCATTTAAGTTTGTAACTCAAATCGTCAATAGGCGGTCTCTTGCTTGGACAGCAGATAAACTCTCTACAAATCCTTGGTCTAATTGAATAAATCTCGCATTTTTCTTTTGACTTATCGTCATTAAGGAACGGACAAGTCATATCCATTGTTGGTGTAGCTGTCGGATAATTATGTCTGTGTTCCTTAATATGATGTTTTTTAATGTACTTGTGAATTGTTGTAATTTCATCTTCTGTCATAGGAAGTAAGTTACTACAACAATTGCCACATTGAGTACATTCTCCGTTACAAGTCAAATCATATACGCCGCTATTCATATCAGACATCATCTGTTCTAAACTCGCTGATTTCATAGGCTACTCCTAATAAGATAAATTAATAACGATGAATGGGTCTTTCTGCCAAGTTCTCTTGTGCATTGGCTCATAATCGTCAATATCATCAAAATCTACATCATCGTCAAAACTTGCTGTAACTGTCACTTCCTGCGTGTCGTTTTCATTCTCTCTGTCAAATTCTGCTTCAACGTCAGTGTCATATTCAGCTTCACAGTGAAACTTAACTTCTGTATCTGCATTATACTGACTTAATTCCTGTATTAATTCGTATACTGTCATATCTAATCTCCTATTCTTCCTGCATGAATGGTGGCAATGTGCTGTCTGCTTGTTCTTCAACCACTTCTCCCTGCACAACCTCTGTATCTGCTACAACATCCGTATCCTCAAATTCAACCGAATTGGCATTGCTTGCAATATCGTATTCAACATCTGCCTGTAACCGTTCGTCATACGTTGGAATATCCTCGTCACTGTCGTAGTTTCCGTCATAGAACGAACCATAAGTATTGTTAATCTGCTTTAACAGCCTGTTCTTAACAGTTTTCATAGCCATCTGGTCTGTAAATTTCTGGTGTGTGCCGTTTCCGTTCTCTTTATAGCCAAATCCCTGTTTCCAAGCCTGCTTAATCTGCTTGATATTCATAACTTCTGTAAGAATACTTCCATCATCCATAATAGCTATTGCGTAAGCACCCTTAACCTTATCGTTATCGATGTTTTCAAAATCCTGTTTGTGAGTGACAATGTGTTTCTTGCCATTAACAATCTCATATTCAAATGTGTCACCCTCATAGATAACTTCTGCTGTTATGTCTTTAAGTCCGTATCTCCTGGCGATACAAGTATTTCCGTACACTGATTTCTGACACTGCAACTTACCGCCATAAGCAACCGGATAGCACTGTTTCTTCTGCATTGACAAACCACTTGTAACCATTTCCACAAGTGCGTTTTCGATACTTGCCCTTGTGCAACTCTGTAATACAGGTTTTTTATTTGAATCTACGGTGTCCTGCAAAATCAGCATTGCCGACATAAATTCATTCGTATAATTGTAATCTTTAGGGAATGTAAGTCCGAATTTCTCTTTTTCTCTGACTTTCATTACCATTCCCTCTGTAAAATCCTTAGCGATAAGTTCTCTCTTTTCACTTTCTGCTACTGCTGTTGTTTCTGCCATAATTAGTTTTCCTCGCTTTCTATTCAAACTCTTTTAGCTGCTCTGCTAATTTCTTACACTCTTCCGCAACATATTCTTCGGTGCGGATAACATCATCAATCGGATATTTACTTTCAACCATTTTTCGTAGTTCACACTCTTTTCTATGGCTCGGAAACTTCTGCATCGCATAATCCAAATCCGACTTATCTCCTGCGTGTCCGCAATCAAATCCGAACCACCACAAATCGCTTTCGATTGGATAACTTGAATGTTCTCCACCACCTGCATATGTAATGCCACCGTGACACTGAAAATATGCTTCAATGCGGATTCTTTCATCTTCATCCAGCCAAGCACCAAGCAAAGGAAGAATCCCGCTTACTTCTCTGTCTCCGACATCTGCTTTCTTGATTTCAAGGTAATCGCTGTAATCCTTTCCGTATAATGGATGATTCTTTGGAATCCCGACATATCCGCATCTATGTCCCATGTGTGTAAATACCACGACACATTTATATCCTGCGTGTTCAAATTCACGCTCTACGATATATCTATCATTCATATTATTCCTCACTTTCTTCATATATAATCATTATGCCTGTTACGCTACCAGAAGTCCGTTTGTTTGCGATGGTTTCCATAATATCCCAAATATCATCATTATCTACGCCAATAGTAACTTTCTCCATTGCTGATACAAACTGTTTGATAACTTCTGCTTCTTCATCGCTTACTGTAAGTACATATGTGTCTTCGCACTGCATATTATCCCTCCACAATCTCTAATTTCTCGCTATCATTGACAATCAGCATAATTAATTGGCTATCGACCATTTCAGCAACTTTCTTCTGATTAGTGCTGTCAAGGCTCTCACTATCGTCTAAGATAATAGGCACTGACATACCGCTAATCTTCTGAATTGAGTTGCAAATATCAACTCTGCCTAAAATCCTGTTGCCCTTATTGCTCATAGTTGTAAGAATTGATTTTCCATTAACTGTAGGTATGCAAACTGACTTGTAACCGCCAGATTTGTTCAGTTCAAACAGCTTCCACTTAACAAGCGAGAAGTGGCTGTTAATGCTGTCAGACAATGTTTCATTCTTTGCTTTGTCCAGTTCATCAAGCAAATCAAGGATTTTTTCGGCATTAGTCTTATTCTGTTCCTGTGTACGCTGTTCTACCCTTAATTCTTCAAGCCGCTGTTCATCTGCTGCCGTATCAGACTTTGCAATCTGGCTTTCACATTCTGCTAACTGCTGCCTTAAAGCTGTTTCCTGCGCCTTTAATTCAACCTTGATACTTGAAATGTCATTAGCCTTGTGCATAGCCTGTTCCTTTTCGACTATCTGCTGTTCAAGTGCCTTGTACTCTTCTGCTGCTGTCACATCAATTTCCTGTGGAAGTTCTGATAACTGCTTTTCAAGGTCTGCAATGGCTGTATTCAGCATTTCAAGGCTTTCCTTGTGATGCGGCAACTCTGCTTTAAGGCTTTCAAGCGTAGATTTTTCCTTATCAAGTCTTTCCTTGTACATATTGCCATTATCGGTAATGGCTTCTAAGTTATCAGCCTTATGCTTTGCAAAATCAGCTTTTAACTGCTCTTTCTTATCTTCCTTATATTCATTACCGCAATAAGGGCAGATAAGGCTTGAATCATCAAACTTACGCTCATTTTCTTCTTTCCACTTATCACGCTCTGTCTGTAAGTAAGCCTTAATGCTCTCAATGGTCTTTTCTGAACTGGCAATACAGCTTTCGGTATCGGCAATAGTCTTTTCTGTCTGTTTAACAAGAAACTTCTTGTCGGCAATCTTGTCCTCAATCACTCTCCTAGCCTTGATATTCTCCTCGTTAGCCTTGCGTGATAAATCTCCCTGCTTAAACTTCAAGTCAAGGATATCGGCACTAGCCTTGTCATATTCAGCTAACAGCTTGTCATTGTCGGTCTGTTTTGCAATGCAATCAGCAATCTGTTCTTTAAGGCTATTTCTAAGTAATTCAAGGTCAGATGTATCAATATCAGACTTAATCTGAATATCTCTTTCCTTTTCCTTAATCTGTCCGTCAAGGATAGGTAAATCCTTTGTAATTTTAGCCTTAGTAGCCTTATTCATAGCAGACAATTCTTCTGTTGTGTATTTCTCTAACAGCGGTACTAACTCCACTAATTCAGCCTTAGAATGTGCTATATCAAGGTCTGTAACATTCTCAACAAGACTGAATAAGTATTCTCTCATTTCAGCTGGCTTCTGATTAAGAAATGCGTTGATGTTACTGCACATCTTAAACACGCTCATATCAATGTCAAGGTATGCGTTGAAGTCCTTTAATGTCTTAGGCACATCATTAATGAAATACTTGTTATCATCCTTGTAACTGCTGCCATCCTTGCTATAAGTTCTCTTCTGCACTTTCTTCATAGTGACTTCTTTTCCGTCAACATCAAGTGTAAGTTCAACTGATACGTCCATATCATCAACAGATACTCCGTCAACTTCTCTTCTGACAACTGGATTATCCTTTAACTCATAATCACAGTTGAATAAGCACCACAAATAAGCTGTGGCTATTGTTGACTTACCGACACCATTCTTGGCAATAATCTTTGTTATGCCGTAAAAATCAAACTCTGCGTGTGCGTAACACATAAAGTTTTCAAGTACTACCCTTTTTAAAGTTGCTCTCATAAACAATATCCTTTCCTTATTATTTAAACATTCATTACAAATACGCCATCTTCAATCTGGAAGTTATCAACTATTATGTCTGCATACTCTGAACTCTTAGCTTCTTCAAACGAACCGTTAAAAACTGTTCCACGCAACGCTGACCATATCTGGCACATCGCATATTCATCAAGAGCCATACTTGCTAACTCTCTAACTGTAATATCGCTACACATCAGCTTCGCCCTCCTCTGCATAATCAATCTTGCTTACCGATACTTCATAAGCAGTTCTTGTTTCAACTTCATTGTCACTTATCTTCTTAGCGTATTCCCTACTCTGGAATCTACCCTGAATCTGGATATGCTCCCCTGTTTCAAGTCCGCCTACAAATCTTGCATTTCTTCCCCATGCTATACATGGTATGTAATCTGACTTGCCATATGGTCTGTTTACCGCCACTAAGATATCTGCAATCTCTCTGCCCTTTGGAGTACATCTGTATATAGGCGGCTTACAGATATAAGCGTCAAGTGTGACTATGTTGGTGTTATCTTCAAACGGTAATTCTTCCGAATTCTGCGTCAGCACCTCAAACTCTCTTGCGAATACTGTCAGAATCAGCTTGCTCTTCATATTGTCAGTATGCTTATTGAAGCTTCTTATCTGCCCTAAAACCGTGACAGCCTGTCCTACTTTGATTTCTCTAATATCAGTAAGTCTATCTGATATCATCACTGGTAACACATCTTCATTGCCACTTGTTCTTAAACACTTAATCATAAATATGTAGTATCCCTCGCCAAATACTTCATGTGAGTATTCTGCTTCTTTCTCGACTACTCCTATTAATGTGATATTGTTGTTATTAATTGCATTTTCCATTTCTTTCTCTCCTTACTTTAATATGTAACTTCCTATTGGTACTTTATCCATTCTTTCAATCAGATGGATTTTGCAGCTGAAAGTATAGAACTTTCTGAAATCCTTTTCCCTTATAGCTCTCTGTCTGTTTCTGTTCAGCTTAATAATTCTTTTTATGTTACTCATTGGCACTCTCCTTACATCTGTAATACATTGCTGCAATAAATCCTCTTGTTGTGAGGCAGTCATAATTCTTCCATGCCGATAAATCATGGTCAGCCGTTTTAATCGCTGTTCTAATTGACCTTTCAACAGCACATCTTGACTTGCCTACTGTGCTAGCAATGTTATTGTAAATTTCTTCCATTGTTATAGAAGAATTGAACCGTTTAACAGCTTCAATTATGTAGATGTAACCTCTTTTATTAGAGAGAATACCCAAGTTGAACATTTCTTCTCTTATCCTTGCTTCCATAAACACTCCTTACTTGTAGCAAAAGTACATGTTCTGCACTTTCTTATAAACGCCACTACCTTGTTTAAATTCAGCTTGATACAACACATTGCTGGGTATGTCATATCCGCTTATTAATAATTCTTCTGCTATTCTCCAACACCTTTCTGTTGGCTCTTTATAGAATCCACTGTTTATAAGTTCTGTGCATTGATATTGCCCTGGCTGATAGATAACTTCTTCAATGCTGTTAGGGAAATACTCACTTTGCACCCGATTCAAAACAACAGCTCCTGCAAGATATAGCATTTCATCATCGTTACATGTCGCTCCGCATTCACCCATCAGTAAATGTGCCATAAGCGACAACTCATATTCATCAACACTTATCTCTCCAGTTTCAACCTTATAATCAACATGTGAGTTGTAGCATTCACTTAACACTGCATTCTGCTGATTAATCTTAGCTTGCGGCTGTACCGGTCTTAGAATCAACGCTATAAGGCTAATTCCTGCCAGTGTTGCGGATATGTTAATTATCTTTTCTTTCATATCTTCTCCTACATGTTTGTATCATGTACCACCTCGGCAAGTGCTATTGGCAACAAATAGGTGTCGATGAATTCATGTACATCAGCCAAGTATTTTCTCTTGATACTCTTGTATGTCGCCACGCACCCGAATTCGCGTTTTAACTGCTTGTATATATCAGAATATACTGAACCGCGAATACCACCGTCTTTGTACGCATTGCTGTCCTTTCCGCCAAGTACTTCAATTCCTTTCTTTCTAACATGTTTCTGCACTTCTTCAATCTCACAGCCGTAAAGTGGAGTTTCTTCTTCGATACTGATTATCTTGTCTTCAACCTTATCAACTCTCTCCGTGAGTTCTGTGTTGCCCTGTGCCAATAATCTAATCTGTTCAGATGTTGTCAAAGGCTTACTGTAACTTCCTGTTTTTCTGATTGACGGAAGTACTTCTGATGTTACCCAGTCAGTAAATCTTTCTGCACTTTCTTTACGGCTCTGAAAGATTGTCTTGTAAAGGTTGCTTTCATTAATAAATGTGGCTTCCTGTTCTCTGCCTAATCTGTCGGTGACCTTACTTGTAGTAACCCCATCTGTTTTAAGTCTTGCCTTAACTCTGCTTACCTGTTCAAGTTCCAATGCCTTGCATACATCAGCCAAGCAAAACATAGGTTCATTATCTTTAGTAATAGTTCGGATTTCTCCAAATTCTGAATTGCTAAAAATCTGTAGCTCCATAAACATTCCTTTCTAAATAATGTGTGATATATTCTTTTTAAGGTGCATTTGAGCGATTCTGCTCATTCCTATCTGTTGCAACTTGTAGAACTTTATATTTATTGATACAATAGAGAAGTGATGGTAGACACTTTCCGAAAGGAGATTGTATGGATACTGTCATAGCATTGTGCGTATCAGCGGTTGGCTCATACTTCTGTGGCGTAGACTTCTGCACCCTGTACGCTCTTATTTCTATATCAATAGAATTAAATAAATATGCTAAAGACAAAACTGCCAATCGGTAGGTAATTCACACTTGATACGAACAGGACGCTATCCCTGTCAAAAAGAACTAATGATGTTTGAATAAAAGTTTGCAACTATTTACCGCTACCATCACTTTTCTATTGCATCAATATCAAAAATTCTAATCTGTTTGTACTTTGCGCTATAAAATGTTCTCCATTTTTACTCTTTTCTGTCGTTGTCACATTCCTTGTCAAAATCTTGGTAAAATAAAATGACAAAAAATCTGAAATAGTAATGTAAGTATTGCAATCACTAATGCAACATCTGAAAATGTTATTTTTTTCATTGTCATTCCTTTCTTGCAAAGTTAAACGACGCTTCAATCGCCTATCATTCTTGCTTAATCCATTTTTCTATGGGAATACTTGTTGCATCTGCAATTTTCTGAATAGTGGTTAATGCTGGCAATGAATTATCATCTTTCCATCTGCCCACAGTTCCATTGCCGATACCACATTTCTTTTCAAATGCCATTATAGAAAGATTGTTCTTATTGCAATAATCAACTATTTTTTGATAAAACATAGACTTCTCCTTTCCTAATTTATATAGGATTTAGAGAAAAGCTTGACATTATTTAGAGAATGTTCTAAACTATGAATTGCCAAAAACATATTTGAGAATGCTCCCTTTAACTTTAGGCTTTTCTCTAAAACCTAAAGTTATTATATAGAGTGTTCTCTAATTTGTCAACACCTTTTTAGGTAAATCTCTAAAAATGGAGGAAAAACAAATGAACACTGTAGAAAGAGTAAGGGGAATTTGCAAAGAGAGAAAAATTCCTATATCAAGATTAGAAAAAGAATGTGGTTTTGCTAATGGCTACATTAGTCAATTACGCAAAGGTTCATTTCCAGATGATAGATTGGGTAAAATTTCAGAAGTTTTAGGATTACCTGTGGATTATTTAAGAACTGGGAAAGAAAAAGAACTTGATTTATCGGAACAAGCTGATTTGTGGATTAAGATAAGGAATGACAGAAGATTAGTACGCTCGATACATACATTTTTAGAGTTAAATGACGAACAAAAAGAATATGTTCTCGGCTTAATAGATTTATTAAAAGGAGCGTAAACAATATGCTGAATGAGAATGATGTTCTTATAACTATTATCACTAAAAGAAATGAGAAAGGCAATACAGATTATCGCGATATAGCCAATGCTTTAAATCTCGATATGATATCTCTATTGCCATTTATGAAAACTCTTTCAAGCAAAGGATATATTACACAAACCTTGGAAAATGTAACAGTTACAAGACTAGGTTTGCTTGCTTGTAAAAAGTAATCTACCTCAGATATTAGTAACGCACTGCAATATATTTCTTTTTACTTTTTTCTAGGTGTATGCCAGTGTATTTTTACACTGGCTTTTTTATTACATCCATCATTATTTTGTAAATATACTTTAGTACTTCAACGCTATTTATTTCTTTGATTTCTTCGATTATCTTCTGCCTATATTCTTCATTCTCCATATATCCCCCTTATTGCACGATATAACACTGGTAGCGATGGTGTTATTATAGAACATCTGTTCTTACATGTCAACCTACCCCCAGTAGATTAACAGTTTTCAGCGGTGACACTGCCAACGCCAATCAAACAGTGCCACCTAGCCAAAACTTGAAGATTTCGTCCGAATCTCTCGGACAATTATTATTATAAATACTGATAATATAAAAATCAACTTAAAAATATCGCAAGTTTCGACAGTATTCGACAAATTATGTGTATTGTGATATGATTAGTAAAATTAAATTTAAAGGGGATTTGCCTATGAAAAAGAGAATTGTAAGTATTATGCTTGCTATGTGCTTATTGAGTTTTGTGGCGTGTCAGAATGGTGCTTCTGATAGTAATGCTGAAAGTACCAGTGAAGTCCAGACAGAACAAGAAACATTATTATCAAGAGACAAGAGTGTATATCCTGATGATATAACTGTTGAAATGCTCAAGCGTACACCTAATAAGTATATTGATAAAGAATTCAAGTTGACAGGCAATATTGTAGCAGAATTAAAATATGACGGAGAAGTTGAAGATAAAGACGGAAATGTGCATAACGGAGAAGAATCAAGCGAGTACATAGCTTCATACTACTTATCTGTTGGAGAAAATGACGATGATTTTAATAATTATGTTGTTTTGATGTATTATAGAGATTCTTTTGATTTTAACTTGCTTGTCGGCGACAATGTTACAGTATATGGTACTTTACTAGAGGGAAATTATGAATTTAAAGCCGCAAACGGCACTATAACAACAATGCCTGCTGTTATGGCTGTTATGATAGATTTGAATAATTAAGAATTTACCGGGAGCATTGCACTCCCGGTATTTTTGTTAAGGTTAGACTAATTCACAATCAGCTACATTGACCGCCGCAAATAATTCTCCGTCATGCACAAGGACAACTCTGTCTCCGCTTTTTTCTGATACTGTATATTCGTCAAACCAAGCTTTAATAGGTGTGCCGTCATAATCAGTGCTACCAACAAGTCTCACTGCACTACCCTCTTCAATATCTTCGCTGAATGGGATATCTGTAGGTGTATCATCAGAACTTGCACCGCTGATAAATTCAAGATTAGCAATATTGACAGCAGCAGTTGTAACATCTCCTATTCCGATAACAACTCTGTCTCCGTTCTCTTCAATCACATCATACTCATCATAATATACGCCGAATCTATTGCCGTCATAATCAATGTTGTCAAGAACTTTAACTTTCTTGCTGTCGCCGCGGCTTACTGTATCTGTGTTAATATCGCTGTCATATACACACTTAATAAGACTGATGTTATCTTCATCAATAGCGGCAGTAGTTACGCCGTCAACACCGATAACAACTCTTCTGCCACTGGCTGATAAAACACTGTACTCATCATAATAAGTGCTGAACGGCTCGCCATTATCATACTGAACGGCGTTGAGTACCTTAACTGTGTCGCCCTTATGGTACTTAGTGTCTGGTACTGGCTGATAATCCGGCACTGTTACTTTTTCAACAACATGGTCTGTGCAATAATCAGTATAACAATAGTTCTGATCTACTGTCTGTCCGTTAATCTGTGTGTCTCTAAGATAATTAACACCGCCGCCAAACTGCCATATATCATAATCAACAGCAATTTTAGGTTCTGCATCTGAATACTTTGCTACCCAAACGGCATAACCAGCTTCTTTTACTCTCGAAATATCTACATAATTGTTAATGCAGTTCTCATATGAGTATAAGCCGACATTCTTATATCCTGCGTTCCTCATTTCATCAAGAAATGCCATAATAATGTCTGTGAGGTCGTTGCCAGTAACCATGCTTGCTTCTACATCATAGAACACTGGGTAGCAAAATGATTTGTCTACTAAAAGCTGTGCAAAATATCTGGCTTCGTTTACAGCTTCATCAGTGCTTAATGCGTTACCAAAGAAATAAGCTCCCTTATGGATTCCTAATTCTTCCAACTTGTTATAGCTGTTCTCAAATTCTCTATCTTCGTATAAGCCATCATCAGCACCGCCTGCCTTGATAATGGCAAAGTCTACACCCTCGTTATCTTTTGCACCTTTAAAATCAAAGTCTCCCTGCCATCTTGATGTGTCAATTCCAAATAATTTGCTCATAAATTACCTCCTAAATTTAGAAAAATGTGTATCAAAAAAGCACCCCAGTGTTTCCACTAAGGTGCTTGATTGTGAATATTATATTGTTAATGTTATGCGGCACTGCCAACTTTGCTAATTGCTTCTTGCAGTTCGTCATGCTTGATAAAAAAATGCCTTGCATCTTCTTCTGTAATTTTTGTCAATCCTTATGTCTTATTTTCATTCTACAACTAAGCAGCAATTTGGTTAAATAAAAGTGATTTATCAGCACTACTTAGATTATAGCTCCAGCTTGTTTCCATTTTTGCCACAATTGTTGGTCTGTAAAGGTAGAACGATAATATATATATTCGCTGTTTCCAGGTAATATTATTTGTGTGCATCTTTTTGCATTCAGAGCAAATACAATAAGATAACAATTGGTTACCATTGAAATTGGAACATTCAACCATTCTGGACTACTATCCAAATAATATATTCCTGAAGCAGTTATATTATTAAGGTCTGACTTAGGCTGTAAGAATTTTGCTTTTTTTATCAAGTAAGAAAAGTTAATATTACTGTTTAATTGTGTAATCTCGTCACGAATATTGCTAATCATGTCATTGTTATTCTTAATGCCTGCGTCCATTACATTTAGGTTTGCCGCACTAAGCGGAGTACTTTTACTTGGCGATTGTTGCCAGTTTACACGGCTGTACGAAAGAAAACCGGTTAGGCTCATATTTACCTCCTTAAAAATAAGAGTGCGGACTTAAACCCACACTCTTTGATAATTTATACTGTTGCTGTTGTGTCTGAATTTGTAATCTGTTGTTCATTCTTTAGCAACTTATTAACTTCTGCTTTGAAATTCTCATAATCAGCATCACATTGTGTCTGATTTGCAAGGTATAATTCCTTGTTAGTGATTGTCTGACTAATTGTCAATGAACCAGTTTCTGGTACAGCCGCATACATTGTCATGGCTGATTGGCCGTTAATCACAGATGTTCCGCTTAAATTTGTTGTCTTTGTTATACTTAACATATTGTTTTCCTTTCTACCGCTGTGCGGATTTATATACCTAATTTTTGCTTAATCCACTCCGACAGTTCAACCCATGCACCGCCAGAACTTATATAATAATATCCATACACATAACAATTTCCCTGATTTAACATTAAAGACTTATCTCTTAATTCAGATATAGTATTTCCGCTTTTATCCAAAATTGCGAAGCCATCTGCATCCATAAATGATTCATATTCATCTGATGTATAACTTATTTGATAAGGAGACATTTTAGCATGCCTACTGTTGTAATTCAGCTTAATTGCAGATGTACTCAATGTACTTGTGTTAATGTCTATATCTCCTCCGGTAATATGAGCTGATTTTGCATACAAGCTACCATCATGTCCTACCTTAAACACAGAATTTTCTGGTGTATCAGAACCAGCCCAAAACGCCCAAGCATATCCGCTTTTACTACTTATTCCAACTTGTTCACCCACTAAAGTATAATCATTAATTGTGTATCCGCCTATTGTGCTACCTTTAGCATTTAATTTTTTACATGTGATTGTTCCATCTGCTGAAATAGTGGTATTAGTTGTCGTTAATGTGAACAAGTTGCCGTTAATATTAACAGACTTATTACCGCTAATGTTAATTGTTCCACTTGCATTAAGTGTTATATCATCTGCTATAGCTTCAATTGCGGATTTAAGCTCGCCGCTCGCTGGGTCTTTCTTAATGTATGCTTCAAGGCTTGCTGATGTAGCATAACTTTCAAGGCTCTTCTTTGTAGCGTAATTATTAGAGACTTCCAACTTGATACTATTGCTCTCTGCACTAACTGCCTGTGTAATAGCATTATTAACTTGTACAGTAGTGCTATAATTGTCTCTTATATCAATCTGTGTCTTACTTAATTCAGAGCTGATTGTATTAAGGTTCACCTTTAACGCGGCATTTTGATTAAGAAGATAAGCGATTTCGGTTGAAGATATTTCTTTCCAACCGTGCGTTCCGTCTATTTTTTTAATCCAACGCCACGCTCTGTTCTGCGCTTCCCAATACGCTATAATGCCTACATAATTATCATATTCTGCTTCGGTGTATTGCCATGTGCTGTCGCTAGGGTATATATCATCGCTTGGATATATAGGTACACTCCACTCATTAGCTGGATAATTATCCTTAGTCGGCTCGTATGTCACCTGATATACCTTGAAATCATCGTTGAGTTGCTTGTAAACATCTCCTATTTGCACGCCGAAGCTGTCAAGCGTACTTGTAACTGTATTAAATTTGCTTTCGATGGATTCTCCATTACGAATATCAGTCCACCATAGCTTTTGGTCAATGAAATCTTTGGATTGCTTAATGGCCGAACCCCATAATGTAGAATTGCCGCCAACGGTTGTCTGAATACTCTTGAATACGCTATCAAGGGTTTGCTGTTCACTATCAACATATATCTTCGTTGAATTAAGCGTGTGTGAACCATCATTGTTGATAACATTAAACAGCGATTCTATATTCAACTTGCTTGCGGCAATATTAGCATTATCCTTAACCATATCATCACGGATAACTTGTCGTTGAATGCCTTTATCAGTTAAGCCGATAGCGTCAAACATAAGATTGCCAGCTTTATCCCATATATACATGTTGTAATCTGAATTAGCGTCTTTGCCTATCTGCACACGCACTCTTTCGCTGTCAGATATTTGAATTGTATTGTCTTCCCATTGTGACCTGCCATCTTCGCTGTGAACAAGTACATTAGTAGTATTAATGTCAAGTGCTGTGATTTTGCTTGCGTCAAGACTATCAATCATTGCTGACTTAATCTGCGCTTCTCCAAGAACAGCAATAACAGAATTAGAGAAATCCGTTGTTATTGTTGTTCCTGTTGCTGAACCGAATATTAACGTTTTGATATCAGCTACACTTGCGTCAAGTATGCCAACTTTCTCATAATCTACTTTAAGATTTGCAATGTCCGCATTAACAGCCTTAAGACTTTCCACATTAGCATTAATGATATCTGCATATGTTGCATCTAATTTATTTGTTTTAAGGTTATCAATATCAGCATTAACAGCTTTGAGGTTTTCGATAGAAGCATATCTTATATCAGCTTCATCAACAGATAGTTTATTAATAAGTGCTTTATTTACAAGTATCAAGTCGGCATAGTACCGTTCCATCTGCTTAGTAATAGGTCCAGAAGCGACGCTTGTATTCTCTGTGTCAGATTGACCTATAGATGTAACAGTATCCATTAAGCCGCCGTCACATTCGTGCGTAATCTGCATTATAGGCACTTTGTAATCAACGCCACCTTTGTTGACGGTTATAATGTCACCAACTTCTAGTCGGTAGTCACCGACAAACTTAACTGTAAGCGGTCTAAATGTAAAACCACCTATCTTTTTATAGACTTCATCAAGAATTGCCTGCGTCATAAACGGATTGGCAAAACTAAGTCCTGTCGCTCCGTCACCAGAAATAATCTGACTTTGTTCTGTAGAACCGCTTTTGGTATTGTTGCAAGTCAGCTTCTGTATGATAAAATCTTTACTCGTTGTGAATGTAACGCCTTGCTGATAATACTTATGTCCGTCAAGTACATATCCACTATCCTTATACCACCTTAATTCAAGGTTTCCATTAGCATTAATTACCGCATTGCAGCCTTGTAACATAGCCATATAGCCGATAATTTCACGCATTGTATAACCTTGTGGCTTGTCGTTGATAGTGTATGTTGTGGCTATGTTTGTCGCTAATGATATACCTAACTTACCGCATATCTCATTAAGAATGGCTTTATCTGTGTTAGGAAATGCCATGTCTGAGAAGTAAGGCATATCAGCTTTGTACATTCTGTCGTATGCTTCATAGCTTGTGTATTCTCCATCACTTGTCTGCTTAGTAACTGTAAACATTCCCAATTGAATATATTTGATTTCTGTACCAACCTTAACACCCTCGAATATGGTAATTTCCTTATTTTCAAGGCTTATTGTTGGCATATAAATAGAAAAGGTAACACCGCTACTGCAAGTGTTACCTATCGTAATTTCATTATTGGGATTTATCATGTTTTGGAACTTGAAATTGTTAAGCGTTTCAGTATATTCTTTTCCCTCGACAATATACTTGGAATAGTACCTTGCGCTATTTCCTTTAACAATTTCCGTTATAGCTGTGTCTAATATCTTCATTCTACACCGCCTTTATTGATTAATTAATGTGATATCATAAACTCGATTGAGTATAATTTAGCTGGTGTAATTTCTTCGCATTTATCGAATGCGTCCATAGGAAGCATTGTCATGTCAGGCACTTCAATCTCTTGTTCATTGATTTCCTGTAATTCTTCCTGTAACTTTTTTAAGTTTTCTGATGTAATCTGATACTGATTATCATTGACGACCGGATTGCCGCTGTCGTCTTTGTCTGCATACTTGACCTTAGTATCTTCTATAGTCTGTAATGTTGCCTTATATAATTCTTCTAACGCCTTGATATTACACATAACAGCCATAGCGATTCTGCCTGTGGTCTTGTCATGTGATATGTTGCTTAAGCTCTGGAATCTGTCTATTACTTCACTTGTTTTAAGTTTCATGTGTAACTCTCCTTTATTTCTGAATCAGACTTATCTTTGCCCCGACTATTAATCCGTCCTCATTTTTTGCTCTTGTGAGATACGGATATGTCACATCTCCTGTGTATATTGTCATTTCCTTTTGTGTACCACCTAAGAATAAGACTTGTGCTGTTGGGAATGGGTTATCTATGTCGCTTACTACATTATCAAGCAATAGTGCCTGTTCACCTGTTAATGGCGGTAATTGAAGCTCTACTTTGTCTTTGATATCCACGATTGTGCCAACCATTTCCCCATAATCGTTTCTTCCTGTGTTCTTAGACCATATCTTATTTCTGCTGTATGTGTAGCCGTTATATGCTACTGGGAATCTAACCCCCTCAATCACAACTGCGTCAATCAATCAAACCACCCCTTTCAAGGCATCAAAAAAGGAATGCACCATTTCTGATACATTCCTTAATATTTCTATTGCATTAATTCAATTAGTGTTATATAATATCTGTGCTGCTTGTTTAAGCGGTATTGTGACTTTTGGCTGTCAGTTGTCGGGCTGACAGCCTTTTTAATTGCTTTAAGTATTTAATATAGCTAAGATTTTGGCTCTACTGATTTTGTTTTCCCCAGCTTCTTGGGGAAATCGTCGCAACTTTCTGCGATAACTCTCCTAGCTTTACAAGAAATCGTCGCCACAAGTGGCGAAAGCTATAAAATGTTTTGCAATTTCCTGCAAAATTCCCAACTTCTTGGGAAAATCTTACGAAACATTCATGCACACTTGTGTGTATGACATTTTCTGCAAATCAATCGCGTCAACCGCTTGGCACGAAACATCTGTCTCAAATCATCCCCACAAGTGGGTACGCTCCATTTAAACCATATATTACCAAAAAATCAACCCACATCTGTTACATACAAATCTATGCTGTGAATAAGTTCCGCCTTGTTGCTTAATCTTCTCTTTCTTATTAACCAATGTAAACGGTCTTAAAGGATTTAGATTAACAGAATATCTTGTTTTGGATTTCTGCGGTACAGTTGTTGTAATCTGCGTGTGAGAACAATCCCAACTGCTACATCTTGGACAATATACTTCAATCAATCCGTTTTCCGTCGCTCTGTACACTCCTTTAAAGTTAGGATTTAATGGCTGTTGAGACTCTGGCTGCTGTTTCTTCTTCACTCCTATTGCTTCTAGCATTTCGTTTAGTTCTTTTTTCACTGACATACATATTCCCTTTACTGTAATTCTAATGTTAATTTCATAAGTTTTTTATTGTCTCCCAGTGGTGTTACTTCTAAATCAACATTGCTTTTATCTTCTAGTATATATATCCTTGCAACTGTAATATTTGTACCTGTCTGTAATTCTCTTGCAATATTATTGTATTCGTCAATGTCAAAACTAACTAACGGATAGTCAAGTTCTTTGCCGTTTTGAAAGCATGTAACATCATAATTATATGCAAAAGCTGTGTTATCTTCTGAATTGTTTGCAAAGTCAAAATAAACAACAAGAACTTCTCTGTCATTGCTATCTGTAATTACATCATGCTTAAGGTATTTAAGTTTTGTATCATCATATCTTGCTATGTCTGTATCTTGCTGTGTTGCACTAGCTTGTTTCGTAGCATTGGCATTGTTACTGCTGTTACCACTTCCGTTACTAAAAGCGACTATCAGAAATAGTACAAACGATACTATTGCAAAGTAAGAGCCTAAGTGCCTTTGTGACTTGTCGCCTTTACTTTTAATTAAATCTACAATAGCCAATATAAAGCCTATTGGGATTGTGAATATAAATAGTGCTGTGATTGCCGCCGCTATGCTTAGTTTACTGTCTTTTTTCTTTGCTTTCTTTTCTGTCATATTGTGTTACCCCTTTGCTTTTTATATATAGCAAAAGAATAGCACAATACTTTTATCTTATCAATACGGAAAGGCTGCTTGACCTGTCATATTTGTATAGCTGTTAGCTTTATCTTGTACCATTGTAAATAGCTTATCCGCGTCACCTTGTAATGTTATATTTACATTGTTGTTAGCTTCTGACATAGCTGCTACAACTGCATTGTAAACCGCTGGATAAACTGCATTAGCAATACCTTGTGTAATTTCCTGTTGGTTAGCTACCGCCGTTCTTCCATCCATAGTACCAACCATTTCAGGACCTACTTCGTTTGCGACAAATAATTGTCCTTTGCCTGGGAATCCGCCGTTTGCATACCAATCAATACTGACTTTTGGTACTTTAGGCGGCGCAAGACTAAATTCTCCGTCAATCTTAAAGTGCGGTGTATCAATGTGTGGAAATTCAAGTCCTAAATCATTCCACCACTGCTTAAAGCTGTTCCAAGCGTTCTGTATCTTAGTTTTAAAATCTTCGATAGCCACAGAAATGCGTTGAAGTGCTGGTTTGCTATCCCACCAATCCACAACATCATCCCACTTCCCTTGAATACCTTTTTTAATTCCATCAGCCAAGTTTTCCCATTTTTCCTCAGTAAACCACGGCTTTACATCGTTACTCCACCAAGAAACAATTGCAAGACTGTTCCACCAACCAACGATTGAATCCCATTTTTCTTGTATTCCTAATTTCATTCCGTCAACAGCGTCAACCCATGTTCCTTTTTCAAACCATGGTGCAACATTATTATTCCACCAACCTACAATAGCTGTATTGCTCCACCAATCTGAAAAACTGTTCCATTTTTCGCTTAAAGATGTTTTTATGTTGTCTCCCAGTTCTCCCCATTTCTCCTTAGTAAACCACGGTGCAACACTTGCAGTCCACCAATTTGCTATATCATCTTTATGCCCGAATGTGATAGTTTCTATCACTCCGTCAATAAAGCTAGGCAAATCCTCAAATGGTGCTTTTATAAGATACGCCAATTGGTCGAACATTGACATATCTATTTTCTCGCCTGTTAATTTTTCGTTGAGCCAATTGCCTAAATTAAATCCAGCAATAGCGGCTACTATTCCACCTACTATTCCAGCACCTATAGTTAAGCCTATTTCTGTTGCTGTTCCTGCTCCTATAATAGTACCTATATCTGTTGTAAGTAATCCACCTATTCCTGATATTATACTGCCTGTTCCGAATGATTTTAAAGCACCTTTAATACTTGTTCCTATTACTGTAACAAGTTTCTTTTTCAAAACACTTCCTAAGCCTGTAAATTTCAATGCCGCTATAGCCGTTATTAAGGTCGTTTCAATTGGTGCTGCCGTAAATGAACCACTCCATAATTCGATAGCTGCTTTAATGGCTTGCCATAACACATTACCAAGGCTTGAAAATATTTCAATCCAATTAAGTCCAGCTAAATACTCTCCTATATTATGTCCAGTTGTATACCAAGGAACATCATCTATAGCCTTTGCAAACCAATTAAAAATTCCTGCCACAAGGTTAGATGTATCTTGCCCTGCTTTAAAGAAGTCGCCAACCGCAAAATCTTGGAAAATCTTCTTAACAGGTTCAAGTGCCTTATCAATCCTATCAGCCCACGCAATAGCGGAATTTTCCATATTTGCAAATGCTTTATTCCAAGCCGCTTCATAATCAGCCGCCGCCTTAGTAATATCATCTGTTAAGTCAATACTACTACCGCCGCCACCGCTTGAGCCTTTGCTTGAGCTTGAATCGTCTTGTAATTTATTTATTTCATCAAATCCCATAAGGGATAATGTAGCTTTCTTAGCTGAATCAGCTACATCTTGGTAGCCGTCTGAAATATCTTCTAGTCCGTCAGAAGTATCTTTGTAACCGCTTTGTCCGAAGCTCTCAAAGTCAATCTTAACGCCCATTAAAGAAGCAAGGTTGACTAATAATCTTTTGATTGCAATAGTAACGCCGTTTACAACTGGCATAACCTTTGAAAGAATTGGGATAAATAACTGTCCTGCTACCATTCCGACTTCTTTCATGTTGTTGCTGAACTGGCGTAACATATTACTTGGGGAATTAATTGTCAATTTGTTATCGTATAGGCTCTTTATCCTATACTTCTTATAGTTTCCTATAAGTTCAGAGTACATTATCACCCACGTTTTTGCGTTTGGTTTGGTGGTAGCCACTTCCACCTCATACTGTCCTATATACAGTAGTGTCGGACACTCTTGGGAATGTTATATTTATTCAATTCCTACTCGTTACGATACTCAATAGCCTGTTCGTAATCTATTGAGTTATCTCGGTATTAGCATAGTTGAAAAACTTTAGCCTTTACCGATTTTGCCCGATTGTCATAAGATGTTTCCATTCTTATGCAACACTTGGAAGATAAGCTATATCATTAACTTTCTTCCGTCTATTAGCTAAATCACCCCAAGATACTTTACTTTGGTCTAATATTGCCAATACTCTTAACTGCTGTTTTTCCATCTGTGTCATTTCTGATACAGACTTAGAAATGCCTAAGTTATAAGCATATGTCGCTAATGTAGCATTAGTAATATCAATACCATATTTATACAATGCTCTTGATTGACCGATTAGACCACTTTGTAAGTTCTGTGCAACTGTTGAATAGTCCACATTAAAAAGTGAGCTTATATCGCCTGCAAGCATTGTCATTGACTTTGTTATAGCCGTTGTCGCTTCACCAGTCTGTCCTAATGAATTAGTAACAGAAGCTAACTGTGAAGCGTACTGTGTTATCTCTTGTATGTTAAGTCCTAAGTTCTTTGCTCCGCTTTCTTCAAGTAAGCCGCCTTGAACATTAACTTTTAATCCAGATAGCTTTCCAAGAGTATCATTTACTCTGTTCTGAAAGCTTTCTGCGTATGCCGTAGCGTTATCATATCCGTACTTTTCATAATCCTTATCCCATTCTGAACCGATTTTACCAAATGCTACCGCTTGATAGTTAAACGCTTCAATGTAATCTGTTGTTGATTTTATAGCTTCTATAAGTTTCTTACTGCCACGAATTACCATAAAATAGGTGGCATAAAACTTGCCTATTGCACTTGCTAAGTTCCAACTGCTTTTAGTTGCTGTTCTAGCACTTGTAGAAACGCCGTATAGCGACTTTTGAAGTGAGTTTGAAGAAGTACCCACCTTGCTACCTTGACTAGCAAGATTAGCCAATGCGTTAGTCATTTGAATAACATTCTGGCTTACTGTTGGTGCTCTTGATAATGTGGTCATTAAGCCATTCAGCGCATTACCCAGTTTAGGGATATTCACTGTGGCATTTTCAATACTTTTACTGCCTAGCTTACCTAATGATTTTGCAAATTCTGTAACCTGTGTTGCGTTCTGCGGTATGGCTGATATGCTTGCAACCGCTTTTGTAACGGCTTCAAGTGATGTAGCTGTGTTAGCAAGTGCGGCTGAATCAACAGAACCTATCTTTGTGATATTCTTAGCAAGTCTTGTAAAATCTGCTGTTCCTGCGTTCATATTCTGCATAGCAGAACCTAACTGACTAACGCCGTTTGCAAGGTTGCTTAATGATGATCCATTCACAGTCGCAAGTGATGTAGATAGCCTTGTAAGCTGATTTATCAGTTTATCAACAGAATTGATAGCTTTAGTGGCAGTACCGGTAATTTTGACTTCTAATGAATCTAATTCCACGCCTTAGCCCCCTTTTATAGGATTGTTGGCGGTAGTCCTTTCTTTTCAGTCTGTGCCGCCCATTTTTGCTCATTGAGTAACATCAACTGTAACTCCTTATCATATGTATCTTCTTCACTTTCTTCTGTTTTTTCTGATAAAATAGCTTGTTTAGGATATTCAATGTGTACATCTTTATTAAATGCTGCACCTATTCCGCAAGAAATAGCTGGAATTGCATAAACTAAAAACCAGTTATACATTTCTGCGTCTCGATTTTGTCTATCAATTTTTTTGCCTTTTGCATATAGTAATAATTTTGTAGGTGTCATTTTTAAAAAGTCCGAATAACTAACGCCTAGTGAACTAGCTAAGACAAAGTATTCTTCCCAAATTATTTTGTGGAAGTCTGCTTTTTCTTGTGGTCTTGTGGTACTACTGTTGGCTTCTTCTGCTCCTGTGTCGCTTCTTCCACATTGTCCGCCATTTCCTCTAACATCGCTGTTATTCCCGACAGCTCGAAAAAACCATCATCTTCCATCGCTTTCTTGATTTCTTCAAATAACGCTCTATATCCGTAACTTTTATCTGTCTTTCTCTTCTCTGTAATATATGCTCTAGTGAGTTCCTTTGCTTCATCCATTGTTACAGGGTTATTGTCAATACAACCTGCATAAATGGCTAATATGCAAATCTCTGGCACATCTGCTGTCATATTTGCTAAACCGTCAAAAGAAGCCTGTGCAACGCTTTTATCTGTCTGTGCAAGTAAGTAAGAACCATTTACGACGCTAAACATCTTCTGCACTATCTCTTTGCATTCTGCCGCGCCAAAAGAGAACTCAACTTTGTATTCTTTTCCATTTACATTAATATTCATCATAATTTTCACCCTTTCCCACCCTATCGTCCATATAGGGAAAGGTGCGGATTTTACACCGCACCTACCTTTTAAAATAATTATTCTGTTACATCATCAAGATATGATGTGTAGTCGGCTGTTTTGGCGTTTGTACCACCAATCGACACAGCCTTTGATTTAGTCGATTGGCTTATTATTCCCCCACCTTTGTTACTGTGAATGTGCCACCAGCACCCTCGACAACTTGAAGCTTGTCTGTGCATTCGATAGGTGAAGTGTTAGGAACTGCTGTTACTGTCATTTCAAGTACCGAATCAGTACCAGAAACATCATTAGGCGTTGCTGTTACCTGCCCCACAAATGCGTACTTAGCAACCGCGCCTAATCCGTCAGAACCATATAACTGAATAATATCTAACTGCTTACCCTCTGCTTTGATTAAGTCCTGCAAATAAGCCTTTTCAAGGTTTCCTGTGTAAGTTTTAGCGTCAGATGTTTTGATACCCATTAAGAATGTCTGTGAATTATCTTCAAATGTTGTACTTTCAACTGTGTTAGGTGCTGATACTGGTGCTGAAATCGACTTAGCCGCAACCATTAACTTGTATGAGCCTGCAAAACCATCTTCGCTATGCTCCTTGTAGATAACCCTAGCTTTATAACTTGTACTTGCCATTGCTTTGTCTACCTCCTAAAAATTTGCAAAAAAATAAGAGCATTTCTGCTCTTTGTTACATTAATCTGTCATTTGCCGCTATCATTCGTCTGAATCTAGCGGTACTCTTATGTACTTTATTGCTGATTGAGAACTCTGGCATTGCGTTGCCTTGAAATCTCATTATCTTAAATACATTTGTAATTATTGCCATAACTTTGCGGCAATCAGACTTATTTGTGTTAGTTGTAACATCTACTTGAAATGTTGCTAACAATGCGTTGATTGTCTGTCCGTCAAGTGTCTGTCCTTGCTCTACCGCTGGCAACAGATGTATGTATACTGTTGGGAATACTGCTTGACCGCTATTTTCCCCCTCGTTTGTTATAACTATTTTGGGATATGTTTTCTTAAGCTGTGTTAGGGTTTTAGCCTTGACAAGTGCTGTAACTGTGTTTTCAAGGTCTATCGCCCAATCATTTGCATTTGCCATTAACTAAACACCTCTCTTGCTATCTGCTTATACTGATTAATAATCTCCATTGTGGCGTTATACATAGGCATTGTGGCTTTAACGCCGTGTGTAGGTTTCCAACTTTCACTTTGTTCATCCCAGAACCACCATGTGTCTTGCCAAGCATGAACCTGTCCCGGGTATGTGCCAACTCCTAGTCCTAACTCATCAGCTTTAGGATTGGCAATAGCGTTATAATGAATACCAGCACCAAATTCAATCGCTAATAGCGTGTAAAATGGTTCTCTATCTTCTACTTCAACAGTTTTACCGGTAGCAATCAAAATAGCTTGGTAGCCATCTTGAATAGGCTTTCTGTCAACTCTCAATGTTACTGTCCTACCTAATGGGCTTTCATTAGCACTCATAATTGCCGCTTTGTCGCCTAATTCTGCTAGTCGTTCAACAAGCAGTTCACATTTATACTGCAAACTCTGCTTATACTGTTGTAGCTGTCTGATAGCTTCATTTACGGACTTTTCAGACAAGGATATATTAATTGTATGTCTTGCCATAAACACGCTCCTTAACCGCTTGCGAAATAGTTTGTCTTATGCTTTCATTTATCGGCTCTTGCGTAGATGGAGCTGTCTTTCCTTTAAAGATAGAACCAACTAGCTGTTCATTGCCTGTTTGTATAAATAAAGAACCATTTTGTGGAAAGCCACCTGTCTGATACTTCGTATTTACCACCTACTTTACAACTGCTTTAAGCATATACTTAGTTGAGCACAATGCCGGTTTCGTACCTACAATCGTGAAGTCCGCTGATGTTTCATCAACAAGGCTATCATCTGTGTATGTAGGCTTGCTATCAAGCCAGATAAGGTCGCCTTTTTGAACAGGCAACACATTCCTATCTGTCAGTAAAATAGCGTCAAAATCAGCGGTATCAAAGCCGTATTCTTTACTCTGTGCTTCTCCGCCGCTGAATGATATGTTAGCTTTGAAATCAACTGGCTCTGAAAAACCTGTTTTCTCTTCAAGGACTTTGGGTATCTTATTTCCCTCATCATCAAGATAAGGGATAAAATTATTTTCTGTGTCGGTATATCCCTCATAAAGGATATTGCCGTCATCATCTCTTTCATAGATAGTTACTGTCTGTCCTTGAAGTGAATACTTCATAGCCTGCTTATTAATATCAAGCATTGTTCTTTACCTGCTTATAAATCTGATTTACGCCAGTACTTGACAATCCAGACACAATTCCTACTGCGATTGCATTAAGAATGTCATTTGCTGGATAATCTGGGATTACATACATACCGATAATGCCTAAGATAGCACCTGCAACGCCTACGATTATAGGAATATAATTGTCCTTAACCTGTGGTATCTGCTTAGCCGCATAACCAATCAAATAAGTGATAACAACGATTGCAACCACTGTTGATACTGATGTTATATCCATTAATCTTTACCTCCATTCTTCAAGTGAATTTCCTGTATTTCGTTATACATTTTGGTTACCATACCATTACCGCCCAATGCGTGGTATGCGTTATACATTTCGACAAAATTGTCATACGCATAGGATGGTATTTCACCGAGTTTCATATACTTATCGTGGTATTCGATAAGCTGTACACGCAAAAGTAACATTGTACCTTTGCTATTGGCGTCTTTGTCCTTTTTTTGCTGTTTAAGGAGCCAGACAATATAACCTAATACAATAGGTAATATTATTGTATATGTCTGTAATAAAAATTCTTTCATTTTATATCTCCTATAATTATTAATAGGCACACAGCCCACCACCCTTAATGTGTGCCGCCTGCTACCGTATTGGTAACGCACAATCTTCTATAAAACCTTAGCAAAAGGAAATACCCCGACAAATAAGCTGTCTCTATCTCTCCAAGTTCTGTTTACACCATTCTCATTGTAACTTGCCATAAATGCTTCACCTGCTTGTGAATGGTCGTAGACAGCCAGATTAACAATAACGCTCTCAAATTTCTTCAAGTCCTCGGTTATCATTTCGTCTGTGTAGCTGTCAGGATAATTTCTTCTTGCCTTTACATCTTCTGTAGCTTGCTTAATGAGCTGTTCGATTATCGGATTATCTTCTTTGTTATCGAACACTACCACATCAGATGTAGTTTCATCATCATTTGTGACTGTATCAATGTGAAATTGTTTAAGTCTGATTTTGACCTGTTCTAATGTGGTGTATTCCATAACTATCTCCTTATAGTCCTAATTTCTCAATTAACAGCTTCTTTAATTCTGCTCCTGTGAGTTCTTCTGCATTGTCTATACCTTGTTCTGCGGCAAATGCCTGTAAATCAGATGTAGACATACGATTTATAGCTGTCTTATTCAAATCCTTGCTATGTTCGTTCGGCAAATCTACAGGTTTTACAGAACTATTATTATTCTGCATACCTTTTATTAGCGGTTTGCCGATTTTATTTTCTGTGGTTGCAAGTTCTCTGATTCTTGACGGAGTTGTTTCTGAACCATTTCTAGGGTATTCATCTCCAACTTCGTATACGTGATTAAAGTCCTGCAAATCCATAAACCTGTAAATTACCTTATAACTCATAACAATTCTCCTTACGCCGCTTCTGCCTCTGTGATTGTAGACTTAATAATTCCGTCAAGTCTTTCAGCAAAAAGTACAATGCCGGAAACTACTGTGTCAGAAGCTGTCATGTTCGTATAATCAGGTGTTTCATGGATGCCGATAAGGCCTGTCTGGTCTGATGTGAAATCAAACGCTTCTCCAAGGTCTGCACCATTAACAGGAATGTAATACAGTACGATATTGTCTTTTGCTGTTGCGTAGATGGTTCCCTTTGGTACTTTGCTGTCAAAAATAACAGTTCCAAGACCGAGGAAGTTCTCTACATAAGTCATGCCAAATGCTGTCTGTAATGTAATCTGTGCTTTAGCAAGATAATCAGCTACATCAAGTGGATTCATAAAATACACAGCTTCGATTGAATCGTCTTCAAACTTGACCTGTAACTGTCCCCAAGCCTGTGCAAGTGCTGCCTGAAAACCTACGCCTGTTGCTGTTCCTGTGCCTGTTGCAAGGAATGTGAAAAAGTCGCCTCTAATGCCTTTCTGAACATCAAGTAACATTCTGTCAGTTGTCATCTGTACCGCCTGGTCATAGCCTCCACTGATAATCGCCTCTGCTGATGTGGCTTTTCTCCACTTCTTCAAAGTGATTTCCTTGTAGTTTACTGCAACTGTTTGATACTTAGAGAGTGGGATTGTTTCGCCCTCTGCGACTTCTCCGTTTTCAAGTGTTCCTGTAGCCTTGTAGGACTTTAATGTGTAGCCCGCCTGCTTTGGAATCTTTCTTGTTACTCCAAGTGCCTCAATTAACTTCTTGATGTTCTCACTAAAAATGTTTACAAACTCAACCTCTCTTGCTCTTACAAGGTCAGCTTTCTTAATTAAATTTTCTTCTGCTGCCATATTTACCTCCTAATTAAATAAATCCATATTCATAGCAATAGCTTTTCTACGCTCATTTCTGTCCGGAATAGCCATAATCTGTTCCTTTGTCATGCCGGAATATTCTCCCCCTGCATTAACTCTAGGTCTTGATTTCATCCATTCAGCCTGTGCTTCTGCGACTGCTGTTTTCTTTTCAGCTTCTATAATTGCTGCAATAGTGTTATGGTCTGCGTCCGAAACTGCATCAATCAGTTTTTCTACAGACTTTTCAGATACGCTCTTGTAAGCATTAACCGCTTTAATATGATTAAGTTCTTTTACAGCTTCCTCATACTTCTCATTCTGTAAGCGTTCCGCTTCTGCCTTAGCTTCCGCTTCCTGCTCCTCGGTTGTCTGCTTTGCTCTTAAAGCCTTGGTAAGCTCTCCTTTTTCCCTTAAAGCCTTATCAAGTGCCTGCTTTTCCTTGGCTCTGTCTGCCTTTTCTGTAGCAAGCTGTGCCATCAGTTCTTCAACTGTGGGTGTATTTGGCTTTACTTCGGTTGTCTGTGTATCTGTTGGGTTTTCGGTTGCTGTTGATTTAGCTTCATCTGCCATTTTCGTTACCTCACTTTTCTGTGTTTTCTTGACTTCTCTGTCTCATTGTGTTTTATCCACTTCTCTGTGCATATAAAAAGCCACTAGGATAATTCCCAGTGGCTATATACCTTGATTATTTATTTGTTCTGCTTTTATCAATTAGTGGGCTGTTGCCGACTTGGTCGCTCAAGTCTTGCATCGTGCGGTCATTGTTAGTTGCATCATCTTTAATGTTGCTCTTTTGTATTTTTTCGACTGTTTCCTTGCTTGCTTCCCAAACTTCGTTAGGGTCGTCAAATACAGGAATTGCATTAAGTACTTTTCCTCCATTAATGCCTGCATTAATAAGTGTTGCTATACTGTTGACTTTTGTTGATAATTCATATAGCTTTTGTCTCTTAATGTTAATTTCAATATCCTCAAGGCTTATAAGTCTTAATGGGCTATCTTGTGGGACATACGGACTTTTATCAATAGCTGCAAGAACTACTTCTAGTTCATCCATTTTGCAGCTTTCGGTTATCATCTGTAACTTTGTTGCCGCTGCCTCTGCGTGGTCCCATCCACTTGCATTACTAGCTGCAACACCTGTTATGTTAGATGCATTGTCATTTGTAAGTGGAACATTGCATTTTTCAAGTATCTTATTTCTACGATATTGAATGTTATTGAGCATCCCTGTGTAATCGTAATTAATTGCAAGAGATTCAACAATTGGTGTCTTTCCGTCTGCAGATGTATAAGTCTGCATCCATTCGCCAGATTTTGGTTTCCTTACAGTTTCTTCAATAGTCTGCGTGCCATCCTCATTGTCTGTAACTTTTCTCTCTACAGGGAAATCAACATCGTTTGTATGCCAAACTGCCTGTGTATTCTGTTCAACATCGTTAGTAAAATCAGAAATAAGCAAGTTAAGATTGTCTAATTCTGATTTCTGATGTTCCCAAACTCCCATTCTGTCATATGATCGGAAATACTCAATGATTGGCACAATTCCAAGTGGGTTCACTTCTCCGCTTCTTTGTTGATGTCTCCACGCTTCTTTTTTCGTATAATCTCCGTTCGCAATCTTATTGAGATTAACCACTTCAAAGCGGAAATCTTTTGTAAAGCAAGTGTAGTAGTTGTTCTCGGTTATTCTATCGTGTCTGTAAGTAACGCCCATCATTGTTCGCTTATCGGAATAATAGCTTGACTTCACTACAAATGATGTTCGTGGGTCTAATATGTCTAATGTGAAATATGGCTTATTCTTTTTCCATTCCATATTTACATCTACAAGAACATTACATGTCGCCCCGATTGTTACATATCTTCCCAAGTCTTGCGTCTTTGCTTTAATCTTTGCAAGTTCGTACTGTTTGTTAAGTTCCGATATTCCGTCTGCAACGAATTTCTCTTTTCCATCACCATTCTGCACAAGCGAAATAGGATTTCCCCAAGCGAATGAAGTCCAAAATTCTGATGCTTGATGAGCGACATTGTCTATACACTCACAATCAATGTCCGGTCTGTAAGTTTTGGGGTTCTTCCTAATTATCGGCTGTATTCCTGCATCGTAATCAAGAAGATACTGTATTCTGTTGGCGTTTTGTATGTGTGTTGAAAAGACATCTCTTAATACATCTAACACATTTTCATATGTTATTTCCGGAACATCCGTTGTTAATACAATTCTTCCTGTCTGCATTTCTTACACCTCTAATAAAATGTCATACCACTTGAGCTTCTACTCCGTGGAATTTCTTTAATCTGAAAATTGTCATCATCATTCGGCACATACCAAATCCATTTGCCACAATGTTTGCAAGCTAGTTTGTGTGTGCGTGGGTCTTTCTTATCTGCCTTAGTTAGAAACTTATGGCAGTTCGGACACATAATTGACTTGTCTTTATTCATATAAAATTCCATATATTACCTCTTTGCATAATAAAAGCACCGCCACAATTAAGTAACGGTACTTTTTGATAAGTAATGTTTTGTTTATGAAAAACAGCTCTGTAATTTCTTACAGATACAGTATATCATTAGTGCAGTAGGACATTCTAGGACAACTTTAAATAACTATTGCCATATTTTTCTTCAAATACTTTTAACGCTCTTCCATGAAGTCTTGTTACATTCCTGTATGAAAAATTCATTTCTGTAGCAATTACTTCAAATGTCTTTTTTTCAATGTATCTTGAAAAAAGTACGTTGTAGTAATCTTCATCTTCTATGCTGTCTATTTGCCCTATAATCGTATTTTTCTTATCAGTGTATTCATCTATCATTTTATCAAGGCTACGTTCCATTTCGTCAATTTTGGCATATGTAGTGCCTATTTTATCTGGGTCTGATGATGATAACACTCTTTCTTCATTCTTTACTGCTGATATACTACAAGAAAGCTCTCTAAGTTGTGCTATCTCTGTTAGCTTGTTATTTATCATACGATTAAGTCTACTGATTTGATTAAGATAATCCTTAGTTGTCATAATAGATTAACCTCCTATATTGGACTTGACATAATTACTGTCTTTTTTATTCTATTTCCTTTTGTCATTCTTAACGCAAAGTTTGAGAAAACATCTGGTACATCATCAAGCTGTTTCTTTCCAGATACTGAATACTGTTTTAGCAACGACATCATTACTCCATATGGTTCATTAGGTTTGTAAAGTGATGAGTCTTTAAAAATAATGTGTTGCAAAATCCAGTTAGAGCATTGAAAAATCCTTGCCTCTTTGTTTGTTTCTGTAGGCGTATCTGTAATATTACATATCCAACCTACGCTCTCTACACGCTTATTAACTTCCATTGCGACCCTATCTCCACCGGCGTTACGCTCAAATTCGCACTCTTGCACTTTGTTATTTACAAGTACACCTGCAGCATTTCTGTATTGTTCTTCATAATCTGCTGTGTTGTCACATACGCAATCAACGCAGTAATAATCTTCTCCGTATTTTTGCAATACAGGCAGTACAAAATAATCCGTACCTTTGCCTTTTGTATCGCATTGAGCTGTGATAATTTCCGGTTCTCCGTGTGGCAAATTGAGATATCTTCGGATTTTATCATCTGGAAATAGTAATCCCTCACGTTCTATAGGGTCTTGTTTATACAGGCAGCGATATGAGATTTCATCCATAAGTAGCTGAATATCTTCAAAATCCTTTACTGTATAGCCACCAAATTCAAAGTCAAAATTACTTTCTCTTGTTACTGGGTCTACATCAGGCACGGATATTACTTTAACTCGTTTGTTTCCCTCATAAGCTTGTATAATACGTCCTATTACGTCTCTAACGCTCCACCTTGTAGCAATATGTATTTCTTTACATGGGTTTCCATCCTCGTCCGGTATCTTTCTTTGTCGTGCATCCACTGCATATTTATCCCACAATTTATCAAGATAGGTTGGGTTTAGTGCTTCTTCAATGCCGCCTATCATATCATCAACTAGCAGAAATTTATTGGCTCTGACTTTACCGGCATTTTTACTGCCGACGGATGTACATTGTACAGATTGAAACGGCTTATATTTTCCTACGTTAAACTGTTCAAGTTTTGCATTTGTACTTGTTACTTCAAGTCCAGGGAACACTTCTCCCCATGTATACTCGTCAGCGTTTGTGACAATATCGTATACTCCATCATAATACATTCGTGTAATGTCTCCGCTGTGTGAATAAAAAAGGTTATATCCGTTTGAGTACCAACCTATAACTGCAGAATGGAAAAACTTTTCGATTGTGGTTTTTCCTGTTCCGGGTGGGAGAGAAATACATAAAATATCATATTTATCATCAATCATGCCTTGTAATGCTTCTATTAAGCCTATTTTGATAAACTGTTTTCTTCTCGGCATATAGAATCTTTCTTTAGGTTCACGTTTCTTTTCTATGTATCTAAAAAAACTGTCAACAACCTTGTTTTGTGCTTCAATCAGCAAAATATCGTAAAACCAATTAATCAATTCATACTCTACTTTATTTGCAAAAGCATATTTTTCCAAACTCCATATTGTGCCGCCTGTTCTAGCCAAACAGAAATTTTCTATAAGCTCTTTTGTTCTTTTGGCAAGCTGTAACCCATACTCTATATCTTTTTCGCCATTTACAGCTACATTACAAGCGTCTGTATAAGCGTTGATTACCTGTTCATCAATTCCATTTTTCTTTATGTAATTTTCATATCCATTAACTGTAGAAATAAGGCTCTGACTAGCCATAAGAAAAGCACCTCCACTTTTTAGCAAAGGTGCTTATAGACCTCTGCCTATAACTGTTTTAGGGTAGCGCCATAAATCACTTATATGGCGGTAATATTTATTATTTCAGCAATCATCTTTAAATGTTAGGATAAACATTTCTTTTAGTTGTGCATGCATATATCCCTTTTTTCTCCAGTAATAAAGAATAACAATCAATTACATCTTCTGCTGGGCATGCATATGTTTTTATGCCATATCTTTCTGCTGTTTTTCTTTCAATGTAGCAGCCGTTCCAATCATAGTTTTCACATATTCCTATAAATACATCAGCCTGTGCCAGTTTCTTAAGGCTTTCGCCTAAGTACCATACAGCCTCTTTGCTGTCTTTCGGTGGGTTATCCTTAATGTAGCTGTCGATAAGCTCTAATTCCTCACCCTCGTATATTTCAGCAATCTTTTTCATTTTCTGAATACTTGCTTTGATTTCTTCCTCTGTTCTGCCTTTCATTGGCACGCTTACAAATAATTTTTTCATAAAAATTCCTTTCCGCTGATAATCAGCAATCATTGTTCTAATTCATCTGCACGCCTTGTCATTTCAATCTGTGTTCCGTTTTCATCCCTTGTACCGACAGTTACATATCTGTTACTTCCGCTTATCATATCCCCAATCCGTATTTCCGTCTTATCGTCATCAAAGTTGTAACATTTACGCATTTCTTCAATGCAGTTATTCATTTCAGTTATTTTCATGACCTCATTCCTTTCTCGCGCTATTCACTAATGTCTTTGTTTCCTCTAAGATTTTCATTGCTAAGGCTCTCGAAAACTCCATATTGTCTTTAGGGTATCTTCCTAAGATTGATTTTGCGTACTCATTAATTGCCTCAACAGAAACATCAATACCCATTACTTTTCCAGATAACTCAACACATTCTGTTCTCTTTTCATTATTTGTGCATTTGTTGTCTTTGTTGTATCGGCAAGTGGTTAAGTTGCAATCATTCATTTTTAACGCACCCCATTCTGCCAGCTATATAATGACTTCTTGTATCGCAAACTGTCCTGCAATCAATAACATTGCCATTATCAAGACAAATCTCAAGATGCTCACATTTATCGCACTTTGTATCTTTCTCTTTATATTTCTTTGGCTTATATTCCTTAAAATCCTTACACTCACAGTCAAGTGATGTGTCATTCCCTTTTTGGCAATCAAAAACCGAATATTCTTCTCCTGTTTCTTCATCAAAATCAAAATCTTCATCACAATATTTGCAAATTGAGCAATCTTTCATATTGCACCTCAAATCTTCGTAAATATATCCAAATCATAGTTATCTCTGATATAGTCAACAACTTCCTGTAATTTGCCCTTTACAAATTCATCATTGGCAATATCTGGGTGTGTGTAAAACATGCAACTGTCTTTCTTTCCGTCTGCTTTATATTTACGATAGTTAAATGTCATCATAAACAATGGTATTCTTGTTAAATTCTTTGTCTTGTGTCTTATCCAACGATTAACAATTCCCTTAATCATTATTCTTCCCCCATAAATTATCCGGTAATTCCTCGCCGCCATAAATCTTGTTAGCGTATTTCTTAAATGTCGGTACGCTACAACCTGCTACTTTTGCTGCCTTTACCTGTGAAGCTTGCCCCGATATGTACAAATTAATTGCTTCATAGAATTTATCTTTGTTTAGTGGGTGTACTCCCATAGCCATAATAATCACTCCTTGCTTTCGCACCAACTGCTCTTACAAGCGTGGTTCATAATGTTGATTAAAACCTTTTCAGAAGAAAAATGAACTAAGCTGTAATCGCATTTTGCCGAAAACTTTGTATTGAAATATTCATCAACTAACATCTTGTAGTCTGTATTATCGTCCATATCACTTATAGCTGCGTAATAGGTATCTGTATATCCGTCACGCTCTATGTCGGTTTCTTTTGTTAAATTATCTACTACTCTTGATAAAACTTTATCTGTTAATGGGTAGTGATATTCTCCAGTACATTCTCCGTGTTTATCTAAAAAGTATTTAAAGAATGCTTCTACATTTTCTTTGAGTGTTTTATCATTAGTCCAATCATAAGCTATCTTGCCAGCTCTGCTTATCATTCTCTCTTCGGCAACTTCCCAATCACTTTGAGAGTATTCGTTTATCGGCTTAAACTCTTTCGCTTTTTTATCTTTGGGTAAAAAAGAATTACATTGTTCTCTGTTAAGAGAATTACACTCTGTACTATTTGATTTGTAATCTTTGTTTAAGTAATCTATGTTAGTACTCTTTGGTATTGCTTCGTCACTAGCTTGTGTTTGATTTTTCATTGGCTCATTATTGATTACGCACTCGTGCGTAATGGTTTTTTCATTTTCTGGAATTTCAATTTTATAATCGCTTAATGGATAGCCATTCTTTTTAAGGTCTTTTGCAATATTTACAAGATTTACCCTATATTGTAATGTTCTATCCCACCTATATTTAGGGTTATTTCGTTTTGAGATATAACCCATATTCACCAAATCGCTGATATATCTTCTTATCTGGCTTGCAGATAAACCTAACATAACCTCATCGGCTAATTCCTCGGCGGTTTTATATATCCAACCATAGAAAAGCTCTCTTTCTTCTTCTCCATTGTTCTTCGCAATCTCATTTTCTTTCTTGATAAACTTATCGGCATCTGAAACTCTTTCAGACCAATAGATAAACTGATTGAGAATAATTGCTTTTCTATAATCGTTTGTTATTGATAATAAATCTTCTCTAATTACAGCTTTTTTAATTTTTATATCTGCCATATTTTACCTCCTACGATAGATAACCCTACGATTTATATAAAAACAGTTGCCAGGAGTTCGTAGGTTACTCTTTTCGTGTTGCAATCACTAGGCAACTGATTTTACCGAAATTATTCCGGTTTGTTCATCTCAAAGAAATGCTTCTTACATCTTGATTCGTCACTGTCAAAGCTACAATCTGGCTTAAATCGTTTTTGGCATTCATCACAAGACCAAGATGTTACGCCTTTAAGTTCTGAAACAGCACCACAAAGCTCGTACAATTCATCATCTGTGCAATTCAGCACATAATCTACAAGCTCCATTCTTATTTTTCCGATTGAACAATGTTTAATTAATTTTGCCATGTTTACCTGCCTTTCTGATAACTGCCTTATTAGCAAAACAACAAACAGGCACTAAGGCTTGTGCTTTTCGGTAGCTAACCTAGTTTGTTGTAATCGGATAGATAGGACTTGAACCTATGACTACTTGAATAAATCAAGCGTTACTCCCAACTGAACTACTATCCGAAAAGTGGTAGCAGTAGTGGTTGCTGCCACTTTGAAATTGCTTTTGCCACTACTTTGTGCAATTTCATGCGGACTTTCTACCGCTTACGGCAAGGTTAACCCCTGTCGTAAGTTAGCGCCGATATCGTGAATCGAACACGAACAACATTTCTGTTGGATAGCTTAGCGAGCTACTGGAATACCTTTATCCCATATCGGCAAATACCGCCTGTAACGGCTATCAAGAAACAAGAACAGAAACAATAAAATATTAGGGGTGTTTTGATAAGGAGTACTTCTTGATAGGTTGATTTTCACATGGCTATGTATATACACGCCGAACCCTCTCAAGCGGTCTTGCACCGCTTTTAACTGAACAAAATTCAAAGAGGTATATGAAAGGAGGACTGTTCTGTGTAAAATGCAAAAACACAATAATGAACAGCCAAACAAATAAAAAGAAAAATAAACTACCCTTATGGGAATCGAACCCATATTACAAGAATCAAAATCCTGTGTATTAACCATTATACTAAAGGGCAATAGTGGCTATTCCCAGTATGCATTTGCCACAAGTCGCAGTGTACTATCCTTTGCAACCATTATACTTTCATTGACTGACACGACTATTCTGACAATTCTATGTATTTGTCAATGTACCACTTGGCTTTTTGAATATCCTCTAAGCCATTCTTGTTATTATGTCTGTAAATGTACTTAAAGGCATTGCATAAGCAAAAGTTCTTAACGGCTTCCTTGCCCTGTGTTTCCAACATAACATCTATACATTCAAAGCTACCAGTCTCATAATGGCTCGGATGATTAACATTGTCGTTTACCGGCTTTTCATTGACGCTAGGTGCAACATCTTTGAGTGGAGTAAAGTTATATCCCTTACCGCCGTTATTAATGCAGCTTTTACACGGTTCTACGCTAAATAGTAATGACTTGTTTATACAATTAACGCAAAATCCATTATTTTCAGCATTTCCCATTAAACATCACCTGCCTGTCTATAATTGGCTCTGTAAGTATCAAATCCCTCTGGATATCTTGCTTTCAATTTATCAACATTAATCTGCATGATTTCATCAAGGCTAAACTCAAATGAATCACACATTAAAGCCAAATACCAACATACATCGCTGATTTCACGCTTTAAATGTTCAACATCTAACTGCTTTTCGTGAAAAACCCATTTCTTGAGCATATCATTAAGCTCTCCGACTTCGCCAGATAAACCTAGTGCAGCATTGATAACACCGCCTAGCTCAATTCTTGGTGTATCTTCACCACGATTGCCTATCTTTAGATCATCAATCTTTTTCTCAAGCCTATCTGTAGACTTTTTATCGTTAGTACGCATAGCCAAAGCCTGATACTCTGCTCCCTGCATTTCTAACTCCTAACTCTTTTTTATTTTTTGAAATTTTTTGGAATTTATTCGGCTGAATTAGCCGTTTTCTGATGTGCTTATTGAATATCTTGTGAATAATTAAGATGTGTCTATTATACACCTATCTATCAGATTTGTACAGTAGATTTATTGATTATATTATATGGGTTATTATCAGGACTATATATTAATAAATATAATGGTTATTGTATATAGTTTAATAAATTATTATTGGTTGGTTATGTATATATAAATATATATAATAAGCCTTTTTATTTTTGGGAATATTTGAGTGACTTAGTTAGGCTCGCAATGCGTGCATATATAACCCCCACGCCATGCGTTATACATTTTGCACAATGAAATCAGCCAGAGCGGAGCCATTGCGCAATGAATAATTATCATGCAATCGCTGTCAATCCGCTTGTTTACTGGCTTTGTCGTGTTTTTGTCGCTCAAATGTTCTGTTTTATCACTTCGCTAAACTCAACTTTAGCGAAATCATGTCATTGTGAGCCAAACAGCTAGAATCCGCTTGTTTACTGGCTTTGCGAGATTTCTTGTACATCTTGCACAATGTTTTCTTGTTGTGCAATTTGACGAACATTAGAGCCTTGAACGTCGCCAGATGCGTTAAGCTGTGGCAGATCTGATGCTGTCTTAATGACTTTCGTGGTGCTTTCTCTGCTCACGCCTGGAAGATTCCAACCAAAGCGGCGATTCATAACCGCAAGCTGTCCGACTGGGTTTTTACCGGACCAGAGGCGAGCCTCTCCGCTAGATTCATAATCTTTTGACAATTTTTCCCACAAATCATAAGCCGATGTACTTAGTCTATCCATCTTTGTTCGTTCATTAGCCCAATTATATATAACTACTTCATTTATACCAGTTAATTTACAATATCCTGATATAGTACATATTTTATTATACTTATAACACATATATATATAATAGTCTGCTATATAATTAAGATACTCATAATTATAACTATTGCAATTACTATTATTAATATTACTATACTGGTTATTATAATTATTATTATTATATCCCTGTAATTTACCCTTTAATTTTAATCTATTAGTACCCTTAAAAGTATTATTGTATACATAAATCAAAGCAGCATAAAAGAGAGATTGCGGAGCTGATGCCATATCTTCGATATTTTCGTTTGTGCAGAATTGCTTAAAATGCATATCAATCTCATTTTCAAAAATCTCTTCGCTGTCCGCTGTTTCCTGTACTTTCTCCATCTGTTCCCCTTTCTGCCAGAGCTTATCCAGCTTATTATAATATATACTAATAACATAAAAATAACCCGATAACAATATTAATATTATCGGGTGTAAATCTTATATATTTAATTATTGAAATAATATAGCATAAATATATTACAAAGTCAATTTTCTTTGTTTGATTTATAGTTATATTTTTCTAAGATTGGCTTATATAATTCCTCTTCTGCCTGTTTTCGCGCGGCTGCTGCTTGTTCTATCGTGTTGTATCTGCCTAAATAATACGCCTTGCCTTTAAAAACTATTTGCGCCACCCATTTTTTGCGGCTATTATCCCATGTAACGCCCTTGTAGCCAGATGTGTTATTTTTAGCTGTTGCCGCTGTAAGATTATCTAGCCTTGTATTTTCTACACATACTTTTTTAGCCTGATCCGTAAGTACTTTCTTTCCATTTTCGCGGGAAAATTTTTGAGCCAGACAGCCACAACTTCGAGTTGCTCCTCTTTTTAGCTCTGCCTCTGCAACCTCTTTATAATTTCCACAATCGCAAACACAGCGCCAAACAACAGAACCGTTGTTTTTATCTCTTCTATTCGTCGGTTCTAAAACTGTAAGATTCCCGAATCTTTCACCTTTAATATTTTGCGCCTTGAAAAATGTTTTATAATTTAAACAACCGCAGCTTTTAGCAATTTCTATTTGCTCTTTACGCATCCATTTTCTATTGTGGCAATGCGGGCATTCTACAAACAACAAACTCCTTCTATTCTCTCGCTTATAGTCTATAATTTTAAAATTATTGTATACTGTTCCAACCAGCTCTTTAATATCTGTATATTTTCTTTTACTCATAAAATCCTCTAAAATAAAAAAGATGTATAACCGCCTATTCTAACGATTATACATCTTATGTTATGGTTTATTATGTTTATATTATCTTATATCTGTTATTTTTACAAGAGACTGCACAAGATTCTCTTCATCTTTCTCCAAGATTTCAAAATCTGCAATTATTGGCATATTATTCTCATCGTCGCCAACCCAACAGCAACCAGAATCAAGGATTTCTTCTTCGTCTCCGTCGTCGCTCTGCCATAAATCCGCAAATCTGATTTTCTCGCCAATCTCTAACATATTACCATTGTACATTTTAAACTCTTTCATATCGCCCACCTTTTAACCTTTCTTAATTGTTTTCCTTTTCACATTCAAACCCAAACAAAATATCATTTGCCAGCTCTTCACTGACTTCCTCTTCTGTGATTGGCTTTCTGTTCTCTGCTCCGATTATTTCGTCAAGGCTTACATCTATGTCTGCAAGTGCCTTTTCTCTGTCAAATCCAAGTTCAACAGCTTTGTTTAATAATTCAATTGTTTTCATGCTTTCCACCTTTTACCCTTTCTTATAAACATATATGGCAATTTGAAATATCTTCACCCTCTTTAATCTCTGGCAATTCCACAATTCGCACGCCTTTATTATCCGCTGCATATGTACTTGGATAACTTTTTGAATTAATAACCGCAGCTATATATTCCCTTTTCTGTTCGTCTTTTTTGATTGCTAAAAATAATCTCATATTTTCCACCTTTCAGCCTTTCGGTTGCCCTTTCTTAATTTCTGTAATTATAATAACATAAGCAATACATAAATGCAATACATAATTGCATATTTTTAAAATTAAAATGGGCATCCTGTAGAGCTATCGTTATTTGTTGGAGCTGTTGGAGCTTCTAAGCGTTCCAGCTCTGCAAGTACTAATTCATTAACAAAACCGTTAATCGTTAGCCCTTGCGCCTGTATGCGCTCTTTTGTGCCTTTTGGAAGCCTGCAAGTGATACAATCCCAGTTATTTTTTGCAGCTTCGTTTTGTTTTCTTGCTCTCTCTCTTGCTTTCTCTGCAATTTCTTTGTCTGTTTTAATCATATATAAACACCTCTTTTATATTGTTATTTAATATTGCAATTATAAAATACAATAAATAATTGCTATGTGTCAAGCATTAATTATCTTTATTATTATAACAATTCAAAATTGCAATAATTTATTTTATATTTATTGCAATTAACTATTGCAATTATAAAAGCAACATGTTATTATAATCATACAAATAAAGAAAGCGAGGACGCAAACATGAATAAACAATACAGACTTGTAACAGAAAGCGGTAAAATTTTATTAGACGGTGAGACATACAACCGCCGAGGAGCTGAAAGCTGGTTTGATGATTTCGGCGGTATCTATGAAGATGACGAGACAGGAACAGAAGAGAGAATATACATTGAGGAGGTAACAGAATGATAATAGGTTTATTAGAAAATGGTAATAAATGCGTTTACGATTTACCAACGGAAATCAAGACGGCGGCAGAGTTTGAAAGCCTTGTTTATGGCTATAATAACGGCAGACTTGCAGAAAGCCAGAGAGAAGAACTATATAACCAGCCTAAGTTATTAGGCTTGAATGGTCCTATGTGGAATGGATGGGGAACACTTGCAAGCACGGGCGAGACGGTAGCGGTCATCCGCTATGAAAAGCCTTGTAAATTTTAGCCGAAACGCTCCACACCGGAGCGTCAGCCGCGAGATGGTCTCCCGGCTCTGATGATGGCAGACCAGAAAGGGAAAATATGAAAAATTGGACGTTTGAAGAGCTTTACGACCTTTGGAGAGGTCGAGGATATACCAAAAAAGAAGCACAGGCAAAAGCTGAAAAGGATTACAAGGAAATGCACCGAAAAAAATCCGAAACAGAACGCCACCAGATTATGCAAGAAATGCTTTACAATTAAGTCGAAACCGCTTTCGGGCGGTCTGTAGGAACTGCCCCACCTGCACTGATGAGACAGGGCACACAATGAAAGGATGGTTGTATTATGAAGATTTTACTTGAAAAATTGGAAAAGCTGGAACAGCTAGAGAAAGCCGCAGACGAAGCAGAGAGCAGATGGACAGAACAGCCAGAAAGCAAAGAATTAGAAAATGCTTTTGATGAGGCATACAAGGCAGAATTTGACGCATATATCAGCGCTGCGAAATATATCGAATACATGACAGGCGGCGCGGTTGACTTTATGAAAGCAAAGGAATTGATACAGACTAAACGCGCGGAGCTTTTGCAGCTCTTAGCATAATTAGCAAGGTCGGCTTTTCCGGGGTTCGATTCCCCGGCTTGCTTTTACCCGGATAACTGGGAAATTTTGAAAATATGGAGGTGGTACTGTGAAATATGTACACTGGCTAAAAATTGACGGATATTCAAAACTTGAAGAAACTGCTTTACAATTTCAATCTATCGAAAATTATCTAAAAGCCTATCCAAAGGCTAAAGCTATGTTATATCAATATGATAGCGGCTCATTTAATTGGATAGTGCGTTTAGAATGCGAACAGTGTTACAATGATTTAGATTTAGATGTCAATAGCAGCTCAACAAGATTAGAAAGATTTTCATCTAAACCAAAGAACATAGGAAGAGAAAGGATTTTCAACTTTCCAGAACATTACAAAAAATATATTGAATAAGGGCGTACATCCTGCGCCCTTTTAGCGTTATCTGGTGGCTTGTATGGGTTTAATTCCTACGGATACATTAGCATATATTAATATGCTTTTTTTGCGTACCTTGAAAAATTAATACAATAATGTTATGCTTATGTATAAGGCTTTTGCGCCTTTTAGGTGTACAAGTGTACCTAGTCGGGGCGCACGCTCTGTCAAATTCTCCAGAACTGACGGCAGCTCAACAAGCGTATTATATCCATTTTATACAATACATTTAAAAGCGTTTTAAGGCTGTTTGTTCTGTAGGCTTAGAAGTCTACACCGACACAATAAAACCGCCGTACAGGGCAAATCACAAAGCCACAACGCTAAAACAAGCACGAATCACAGCCGGTCAAGTTTATATAATGCACTTTAATCCGTTAAAGTTTTTCATCAATTTTTCAGGGCAAATCTGAACGAAATCGGGAGCAAAAATTGAAATTCTGTGTAACCGATTTTTAGATTCCAAAATTGCATATGACGGGGGTATCAAAATTTTTGCATTATATTTTTGTGGGAAAATTTTTTCAATTTTTAAAGTATAATTTGAACGAAATCCGAGCCAATTTTTGGGAATTGTCAAAATCGAAATTATGAATATAAAAGAAAGACCCACGGAGGTAGCAAAAAAGTTGCATTATATTCCGTGGGGTTTAAATTAATCTATAAAAATAATCGGTTTATCGTCATCAAAAAGATTGCTAACAACTTCCTGCCCTTTATCCACTAAGTAACAAGAAACTTTCTGGAATCGTCTAAGGCCTTTGATGATTTCATATTTGTTATTAATTCTATATATAGTTCCTGCGAAATTGCCTTTATTAACAGGAATATAAGATTGCGTATCTAATGGAGCTGATATAGGCTTGTCAAGCTCCTTAAGTTCTACAATATCTACCGCTTCAATCTTGCATAAATCACCATATTCGCCTAATGATGGATATACTGGTGGGTTTAGTAATGCATGGTATATATCATCTATGTCACTATCATCAGCTTTGATGTATATAGTTGTATATAAATCAACTAGCATTAGATGATATTTAACTGTGCTACCCCAGCCGGTATGGCTTCCGTCTATATAGTCTGTTATAATATCCCAACGCTTAAGCATTTCATCGCTAATTTTGTTGAAATTATAGCCACCGTGCCATTCTTTTTGCACCTTAGTATTATAAATTCCTTTGCCAGTAACAAAATAATCTAATTTATGATACATTTTCCATTGACACATTGAATGAATAAACCCATTAACTGTACTAAATGGTGGCAAAGGGTAGCAATCCGCACCTTTTGGCGCTGATGGATTATTGAATCTAGCCATTTCTTGATACATTTTTAATCTTACAACTCTCATAATAAAACCTCTAAAATAAAATAAGTTGCACCTATACAAAAATGTATCAATGCAACTTTCCACTATGGTTCTATTAAGGTAAAATGATATATTAATTATCAATTGTTTACATCTATTAGATAATAGCATTTTTAAATATTATTGTCAACACAACAACTTTCTGTATAAATCAATGCCTTACTTGAATACCGGCATTGACTAAGTTCATATATTAATATTTCCTTTGTCATAGTCGGATTAGTCTTTTGAATTATCTTTAACAGCTCATCAATACTCATCATCCCACTCTCCTAACTGCTCTTAAAACCATATCAACAATGTCAAATACTTCATCACCATATGTTGCCACAAAATCGCACAATATCTCTTCTTGTTCGATAGGCAAATACACATCATAGGACATACAGACAGCGTGGCAGATTTCGTGTATCAAAACTTTGCGTTGCATAAATCCCTGTAGTTTGTCTGACAGATATATTGTATGCGTGTTTCTGTCAGTTGCACCTAAGCTGATTGTATTGTCCGACCGCCTTAATTCGCTTGAATTTGAATTTTTATATTGTATGTGCCAAATTGTACCATTGATTGTAAAAATCATCTGTATGCCCCCTTTTTAAATAAAACAGGCTATGAATATTGCTACTCATAGCCTTTAAAATCAAATCTTAGATACAAGAGTGCTTAACTTTGTTCTAAGTAAATTTTTCTCTTCTGCTGACATATCGGCAACCATACCTGTAATGTCGCTTGCGAGTTCCTTAGTGTAGCTGTCAAGTGACTTCATCTTATGCTCCTTATCCTCTGGTGTATTAGCTTTGTGCATTTCTTTAGTTTCTGTGTACATTCTCTTTGCCCTGTCGTAGCCACTTTCAGATGTATGTGTAGCTGTAGGCTCTGTATAGTACATTCTGCCATATTCTCTATCCATATCACGCTCTGGGTACATATGGTAATAAGGTGGTTCTTCGTATCCTCTTCTGCCTACATAACTGCCCTTGCCTTTAGGAGCAAATCTACCGGTAGTCTTATATCTGTATTCATCATAGTATCTTCTGCCACCCTCTTCTCCATATTCGTCTTTTAAGGCTCTAAGTAGCTCCTTGTTGTACTCTTCTTCCTCTTCATCAGCTTTTTTCATAGACTTAACGATAACAGCCTTGTACTCTGCTTCACATAAGTCCTTAATCATATCGACCGCTTCGCTCATTTCCTCTGTATTGACATTCTCAATGCCCTTATCAAGTTCAGATAGTGTCTTTTCGGTAAGGCACTCAACCATTTTGTGTATTCTTTCAATATGCATAGTTGTTTACCTCACTTTCTTAACCTATTCTGTTGATTGTGATATTTGCATTAGCAACACTGATAGCCTGTGTAGATGTATTCTTAACAGAGATTGCTTGACAGCAACCACAAGGAAGCCATACATCTGTAGCCATAGAAACATTGTTAAATGCTTCTGCCGCTGCCGGTGTTGAAATTGCAAGTGTTGATAAATCTGGTTCGCCCTCTATCGCAATCGCAAGGGATATAGGACCTGCTGTAGCACCTGCCGGTACTGCAATATTTCCATTAAATTCTACTCTGTACTTTGCCTTGCAAGTGTTAGTAGCACCTTTGAGATTGATTAATCCGCTTCCTGTTCTGTGTGATATATATCCTTTGTTGCATACAGATGTTGGTGCATCTGTAAATAATACATTTCCATTTACCGCAACTGTCTGTGTTGCAACATTTGAAAATTCAGCCATAATAAAAACCCCCTTATTTCATTTCTCCTATTGTTTTAGGCTTCTCTTCTTTTGAAGTTTTTACTCCCATTGAAACCATAGACTCTTTAAGCAATTCTGTATAATCTTTCTTTGCCATCTTATCTACTGTATCAGAAATTTCTGATACAGTTTTTAATTCGTAGATGCTAAGCTTATTAAAATCTATGCTTTTAATTGCTTCTATAAACTTATTTTTTAATTCTTCCATTTTAGAAACCTCCAGATAATTAAAATAAGGGCAAACATTATAGCCTGCCCTTTGATTATAAGTAATACTGCTTAGCAGACATAATCTTTCGAGTTTTCTTTCGAGTTAAACTCGATACTTAACTCGATTAAATTGAGTTAAATCAAGTTAAATTGAATTAAACCGAGTTAAACCAAGAATTAAACCGATTAAAATTGATTAAGATACTTGTTAATTATTCAGTTGTTTAGCATCCGCAACCTGTATTGCATCCGCATCCGTAAGCATATCCGTAAAGGTTGCTTGCCGGGAATGATGGTACTGGTGTAGGTCTTACAGCGTCGATTATCTGATTTGTCTGCGCTGCCATTGTTGTAGTCAGAAGTGCATTCTGTCTATCCTGTGAAGCAGCTCTGCGTAAATCATTGTTCTCTGCCTGTAATGTAGCTATCTTGTCATTAGTCAGGAAATCAAGGATGGCTCTCGTTCCTGCCTGCTGACTGTCAATAATATCTCTTGTATTATTGTTCATTGTGTTCTGCAAAGCACAGGTGTTAGTTGCCATATTGTAGTTTACGCCCTGAATGGCTTCTCTTGTCTCACAGCAACAGTTAGCAAGCTGTGACTGTAAAGCATTTGTATTCTGCATATTAGCGACTGTATCAGCGTTAATAGCCTGCTGGATGCCGTAGCCTGTCTGCATAATATTTGTATTTATGCCATTAAAGCCTGTGAGCATACTGTTGTTCATAGCATAAAAACCATCGCAAAGTCCGTTGGAAATGCCATCTAACTTACTGATAACTGCCGAATTGTCGAAGCCTCTCTGAATATCAGCCTGTGTCGCATATCCCTGTAATGCTCCACCATTACCGCCAAATCCGCCAAAGCCACCGCCCCAGCCACCAAATATTGCAAAGATTACAACAATGAACCAAAGCCATCCGCCATCTCCCCAGCCATTGTTATTACTGTTGCCATCAATATTTGCAACAAGCGGCACACTGGCACAATTTGAATTAAACATATTAGTTACCTCCATTAATTTATTCATAAAGATGTCACCTAGGTAATTTGCAAAGACATCTAATATGCTACTAATTACCAAATCTGCTTTTTATCTGATTAAATACATCATCTGCATTTAATCCCTTTTCTTTGCATAAATTTCTAGCCATCTGCTCTATGCCTTGCATATTGCCCTGCTGTGCCATCTGCATAGTGTTTTTCATCATAGGATTGCTCATAATTTGACTATTTCCCATCATCTGCTGTATAAACTGTTGCGGACCAGCTTTCATCATCTGAAAAATGTTAATTGGGTTCATTCTTCATCACCGCCTTTGCTTTGTGTTCGTGAAGTTTTTCTTTGTGTTCCTAAAGATTTATCAAACCTATCTTCCAACTGTCCTATTTTCTCTGATAACTCTTCAAACTTATTTAAGAATAGCTGTGTGCTTTCGTCTGATAGGGTAAATTTAGCATTTTCTGCGTTAGCCATAGAATTTACTGTCTGGCTATCTTTAGGGGCTGTATAAGGCTTATACACAATCGTGTTGATAGTTCCGTCAGCATTCCAGCCCTTAACATATATCTCCGACATATCCTGCTTCGGGAAAAATGCCATCGAGCCATCCATAGGGACCTCGTTAGCGTTGATATTTTCAACTGCCTGTACTATTCTTCCATTAATGCCTGCTATCTGCTGTGGCATAGGCTGTTGATTCATCTGCATAGGCTGCTGTTGTAAGCTCTGCTGATAATTTTGTAAAAAGTTCATTCTATCCATATATGGATTTTGAGATTGCATATAAGAATTATTCATCATAGGCACTGTTTGATAAGGATTGTTCATTGTCTGCCTCCTCTAAAACTTCCTCGATTGCGTGAATAACGAGAGATAATGTCACTAAGTCAAGTTTCTGTAATTCTTCTTTGCTTAAGATTTTTTCTCTAATTTCATCCGAAAACATTCACACTACCTCTCTTTCAACTATATTTTTGCATAAAAAAAGACGGATTAACCGCCATAAATTAGACAGTTATCCGCCATTTTAAAGTAAAAAAATAACGCCCTTACGGCGTTTACAAACATTCTTTGATTACTTCTGTGATTACCTTTTGATTTTATAAGAAAAATGATGATATCCAAAAAGCTCCTTTCATTCAGTATTTATGCGGCTTTTCGGCATATCACCATTTAATAAAACTAGCAGGGGATGAGAGAATCGAACTCCCACCAAAGGTTTTGGAGACCCCTATCATACCATTTGACCAATCCCCTATCTTTAAGGAGAAGGATTGTTCCTTCAAAACTGCACATTAAATATATCATATCGTATCTGTCTTTACAAATACTTTTTCATCCGATTACTCTTAAGAATAACTCTCTTTGTTCTATCCAAACCGTCTTAACCTTTTCTT